GTGAAGCCGGCGGGTTTTCTCCCGTTCTGCTTCCCGACCGAGGTCGACAAGCCGCCGGAAGGCGAGGCGTGGTCCCATGAGATCAAGTACGACGGCTACCGGACCCAGCTGCAACTGGGTCAGACCCCACGGGCGTTGACCCGGAACGGCGTCGACTGGTCGTCGAAATACCCGTTTGTGCTTGCCGCTGCCAACGCGATCGTCGGCGGCCAGGACGCCGTTCTAGACGGTGAGATCGTCGTTCTCGATGAGATCGGCCGGGCCGACTTCAGCCGGTTGCCAGGCGCGATCAGGTGGAAGAAAAACGACCTCGTCTTCTATGCCTTCGATCTCTTGCTGATCGGCGACGACGATATCCGGGGGTGGCGATGCGAGGATCGCAGGTCGCTGCTGCGAGATACCCTTGGTGCCCCGAGCCAGGAGGTCAGGTTCAGCGATGATTACGACGGCTCCGGGGCCGAGCTTTTTGCCAAGGTCGCCGAGCTCGAGGTCGAGGGTGTCGTCTCGAAGCGGCGGGCGAGCCGGTACAAGAGCGGCGACAGCAGGGATTGGCTGAAAACCAAAACCTATGCCTTCAAGGAGTTCGTTGTTGTCGGCTACGAACGGAAGCGGGGTGCGGCACCATCGCTGCTTCTTGCCGACGGCATGAAATACATGGGACGCGCGATCCCCGCAGTTTCAGCCGCGCAGCGCGATGAGCTGTGGCGGGCCCTGGAGTTCCTTCACACGGACAAGTTCTCGGTCCAGATGGGCGCCGGCAACAAAGAAGCTGTTCCGGTGGTGCCGTTACTGCGAGTCATCGCGAAGCATCTCAGGGGCGAGGCTAAACTTCGGCACGCCACCGTGACTGAAATCCTGCCGCCGTAGGTCACCCGATCTGGCGGATTGTTCCGATTCGGAACCCGGGCGCGATATCGTCGCGATCCTGCCAGACCTGCCACCAGTACCGGCCGCCGGCATTGTAAAGGCATGAGCCCGAGCAAGCGGCATCATCGACCTCCGGAGCTGCGGGCTGTCCCAAGGCTTTGCCGCCGACAACTGAGGCGCGAAGGACGGCTACCCCGCCGATGAATGTGCGACGATTGATGGCTTGAGGGTTCATGACGGACTTTCCAGGTATTGGCTATTCAGACCCACACGGCGATCGGCGCCGAAGCCGGGGGTGAACACCTGCCTGGAAGACAGGCCGAACGCTTTTAAGGTTTCCCTCTGGACATAGCGACCGCCCCCGGCCGTAAAGCCGAGTTGGGACGCCCGCCAAGGCGCTCCGCATTGCGTTCGGAAGTCCAACAAGGGACTTCTTTTCGCGATTCCGGTGAGATCCCCCGCCAGAGGGGTTCGCATTCCGTATTCCAGGTCCGGGTGTTCAGCCCGCTGGCACGCTTCCACAGAACGCGCATAATTTCAAGAACTTGACGCAGCCAGATCAGGTCCAGGCGCACTGACGCTTCACAGCCGGTTAATTTCAGCACAAACGCAAAAAAGAGCCCCGCCGGCCGAAGCCAGCGGGGCGGTGGGGCAGGGGATTGCCACGTCAGTCGGCAGGCGTGAAGTCGAGGTAGAAGGTCGTCCCTGGCTCGATCTTGCCGACGAGGGCGGGATTCGCGATAGTCAGCGTCAACTCCCCTTGCGGTGAGAACTTCGCGTAGGTGTTGTCTTCGTCGCTGCCGTCCGCCGGGTAGCCGCTTGGCTTGCAGACCGCAATCATCGTCACCTTGTCGGCGCCGTCCCAGCGCTCGACACGCGAAACCTTCATTTTCGCTCTCATAGTCGCGGACATTTCAGTCTTCTCCTTGGTTGATGCCCGGTACCGCCGGGCGCGGATCTCAGGGTGTGCGAAAGAAGTGCGCCAGCCATTCAAGGGAGTTCGCAATCGACACTCCAAGGGCGGTGCCGCCGATCCCAACGACCCCAAGGGCGCCGATACCCATCAGCTTCCAGCGCTTGACCTCATCGGTCACTTCCTTGGTTTTCGCGACCTCGTTAGTCATGCCGGCGATATCTGATTTGAGGGCGGCAACATCAGCTTTGACGTTGCCGACATCCAGGACGAGCTCGTCGACACGACGGTGGATGCCGGCGCGATGCTCGTCGGCGCGGCGCGACCCTTCCGCCGCCTGCTCCTCGGCCTTGTCGATCTTCTCGGCCAGATTTTTGACTTCGTTGGTGAGGGTGCCGATGGCCTGGTAGATTTCCTGCAGGCTCGTCGCCATCGGCTCAGATCCCGTTGTCGAATTCGGAGGCCTCACCCTCCATGAGAAGACATCCGACGTCCTCCGTGATCTCAATGATCGACCATCGGCCATCCTCGGCGCGGGTAACAACGATCTGCCTGCCGTTGCTGGTGTCGCCACGCAACACCACGAACTCGCCAAGCTTGACCTCGAAGCGATGCAGGAAGTCCGGGGCCGGCGCGCACAGCGATTGAGCCACAGCCGGCCGCCACAACAGCAAAAGCGTCATCGCCAATGCGATGCCGCATAAGACCCAGAGTGTATAACGCCATGTTCTGATCATTCCCCAAGCCCTCTGTTCCACTTGATGATCTTGTTGATCTGCGCGTCTCGGCAATCGAGCCCGGCAAGTGCGACGTCACCGCGATCGATGAAATCTTGGGTGATCGCTGGCCCGCCTTCCTTCCGCCAACGGCCACCGCAGGGTGCCAGATAGGCATCGGGCACCTTGGTCTGTACGAACTCGCGCTGGACGACGATGCGCGGCTCAGCGCGGTGCATACATCCGGCGAACATCATCAGGCACAGGAGTGTTGAGATAGTCGCGAACGGTCGCATCTTTGTCCTTCAGCTCGGCAAGAGCAGCATTGTTGGCGCGAAAGGCATCGTTGAGCGCGGCGAGTTCGGCGGCGAGTTCGGCGGCACCCTTGGCGTCCGCGTCGGCCTGAGCGCGCATCCTGCCGATGGTGGCTTCCTGCGCGCGGTTGACGTCGACGGCCGTCGCGAGATCGGCACGCGCCCTGTCGCGCTCGGCCTCAGCCGCGAAGGCATTGCTGCGATACCAGAGCGCCAGGCCGCCGACGGACAGAAACACGATGGCCAACGCCGCCGCGATGATGAGGCGGATCTGAGTCATCCTGCGAAGTCCCGCGGCGGCGTGTCATCATCGTATGGATCGGATTTGTCCGACTTCCGCATCGCCATGACATTGCGGTCATCCCAGACGGCTCCGAAGACATATGAGCCGATGACCGAACCGGCGAGGATCAGGACGCCGTTCGCGATGGTTGCGGCAAGGTCAGTGTCCTGCCCCCAAATCGTCAGATAGACGATCTCACCCGCGCAGAAGAGCAGCGTGGCGATGATGATCCGGCGCCGCATCTTCCATGATGGCTTCATGGTCACACCTCGAAATCGGGCAACGGCACAGTCTGGCCGGCGAGCGCGTGAGTGCAGTCGTTGAGGAACTGGATGCGTCCATCCGTCACGAAGGAGTGGCAGACGGTGCATTTGAAAGGTGAAGGCTTGCCGATCCTTGCCTCATAGGTGCACCAGCAGTCCTTGCCTTCCTGGCCGGCGCAGTAGTGACCCGTCTTGAGCAGTACCGATGGCGTGAATGTCGGGCGGGCATAGTCGCCGTTAAAACCCCAGCGAGGTCCGGGCCCATCCCCGACTTGCACTTGGTGCGCCTCGTTGCAGCCGGGGCACCGGAACAATAGCCGGCCGCCGTCGCCGGTTCGGAGAACACCGCGCTTCATGTCACGCCTCGTTCTGGGATGGTTTGCCGTCGGAACGCAGCACCGGCAGCTTGGACGAAGGCGTCACACTGTCATCTGGCCAGCGGTAGCCGAGCACGCGGTTGCGCCCGAACGGCTTGATGTTGACCTCGTCGCCCTGATTGCCGCCGAGCACCATCAGGTTACCGGCCTTGTCCTTGCCGACCACGAACCCGACATGGCCCGACCAGCCCGACGGCGAGCCGCGCCAGAACACGACAATGCAGCCCATGCAAGCTTCAGGAAGCTTGGAGCCGAACTTGAGATAGGAGCGGGCCGACGCAAGCCTGGTCGACCGAATGCCACTCTCCTCGAGCACGGCGCCGACGAAGGCTGCGCACCAGGGCGTTTCGTCGTCACGGAACGGCGCCCGGATCGCCTCCCACCACCTGACGATGATGTTGTTGTGCTTCGGCCCCGGAAATTCGCGCACGCCGATGTAGGCGCGGGCGCGTTCGAGCCAACGAGCATCTGACATAGGAGGTGTTCCTTCGATTGGTTGAGCTAGAACCTGACTTCTTCGATGGTGGCCCACGTCGTGGTGCCGCCAGTCAGGCTGCGGGCGTTGGTCGAAAACGCCGTGATCTCGAAATAATCACCGGGTGTAACGTCAAGGATCGCCGACCATGCGTTGACGCTGTCCACGCCGGCCGTCTCATTGTCGAACGAGCCCATGCCCGGGAAGCTGGCCCCGTTCTTGGTCATCGAAACAACGAGCTGGTTCGTCGACGATGCAGCCTGAAGGTTGGCGACGATGCGGATCTTCGTGACCCCGCTCGGGACTGTCAGGCGGGTGTTGTTGGTCCCCAAGTCGATCCAACCGCCGACATCCGCGTCCTCGGTATCCCATTGGATATTGGTCGTGGTGGCAGCCGAAAGCGAGAAGTTGCTCGCCAGCCGCGCCCGCGCCCATTTCAGGTCGGATGGCAGTTCCTCGACCTGGAACCACGAATAGGGCGAAGCCGGGAGCGTTTGCGCCGGCCCGAATGCTGTAAGCTCGAAATAGTCGGAGCCAGACACTTCCAGCGGCCCCGACATGCAGTTTAGGTAGTCCGCCCCGGTTACGCCGATCTCGACATCCAGGTTAGGCGCGCCGTTGAATGACGCCCCGCCTTTCAGAGCGCCGAGCACGAACTGATTGCCGGCGGTGATCGAGGCCGTCTCGATGCAGCCCGAAATCCTGATCAGCGAGACCCCGGACGCCGGGACGGTCTGCCGTGACGTGTTCGATGCGGTGCTGTGGAATCCATCGAGGTCATACACCTCGCTGTCGAACTCCAGCGCCGTGGTGGTCGAGGCCGACAGCGACTGCGTTGCGGCCTTGTAAGCCAGGCAACCGTTGAAGTCAGACGGCAAGACCTCGAGTTGGCCCCATGTGAAATCGCCACCGGAGAAGGTGACCGTGCCGCTCAGATCGCGGGCAACCATGTCGAAATAGTCGCTGGTCGCAAGCGCGATGATGCCGGAGGCAACACGCAGGTTTTGCGTGCCGGCGGACCGCCCGACCTGCCTGGCAACGCCATTGAAGGTCGATCCGTTCTTCCGGCAGTAAACCTCGGTATCTTCGGTCGCGGACCGCGACGAGCCCGAGAAGCGCCCATAGCGCGTGTTGAAGGTCGAGGTGACGGTGAAGCGCTCGGTGTCCGAAGCCGTCGAATGGAAGCCTGGAATATCGGCCACTTCGGTATCCAGCCCAACGACCGAACCGCCGGTGCCAACGCTGGTCAGGTCGGTGGTGCGGTAGGCCAAGGCGTAGTTCGAGCCGACCGGCGTATAAGTCAGTGTTGCCGCATTGCCGGTAAGCGTGAAACTACCCGTCGCGGCCTGCATGACAAGAGCCCGCTTGAAGGCCGCATCGACGCCGGTCAGCGTGAACGCTCCACCTTCGGCCAGAACGGTAAAGGTCTTCGACAGGCCTGCAGCGTTTCCAGTCAGCGAGAACGCCCCGGATGCCGCTTCCATCCTGAGGGCGCGGAGCAGTCCAGCTGCGTTGCCGGTCAGCGTGAAGGTTCCAGTTTCGGCATTGAAGGCATAAGCGCCGGGGAAGGTGACAGCATTGCCGGTGAGCGTGAATGCGCCCGGATCTGCGACCATGCGCAAGGCGCGCAGGAAGGCGGCATTAACGCCAGTCAATGTGAACGTGCCGGCATCCGCTGTCAGCGTTGCACCAGCCGCCAGAGGCCATATCTCGGTTGCGCCGAGATAGACCTTGGAGACCGGAGCGCCGCCGAAATGGAGCGCGCTCGGCGTGACCGAACCGAACTTGAGAGCGGGCATGTTAAGTTATTGATTCCATGCCGGAACAAAATCGATTATCATAGTCGCCATGACCTTACCTCTCGATATGACCGGACAGAAGTTGAACCGCTGGACCGTGCTTTCGCGGACAGCAGAGCGTGGCGGCGAAGCCAAGTGGCATTGCCGATGCGATTGCGGAACTGAGCGAGTGATAGGCGGGGCGAGGCTTCGCAAGGGCCTCACGAAATCATGCGGATGCTACAAGAGCGAAGTTACCACCGCCCGAAGCACAAAACACGGACACGCCACCAACGGGATCAGCCCCACCTACCATTCATGGGCCGGGATGACCGCCAGATGCACCAATCCGAAGCACAAGGACTTTCACCGATACGGCGGGCGCGGCATACAGGTCTGCGAGGCGTGGCAGACGTTCGCCGGTTTCGTTGCGGACATGGGCGAAAAGCCCAAAGGGATGACCCTTGAGCGCCTCGATTACAACGACCACTACCGCCCCGGAAACTGCCGTTGGGCAACGCACAAGGAACAGGCCCGCAACAAATCAAACAATCGCCTGATGGAGCTGAACGGCCAAACCAAGACGCTGGCGGAGTGGGTCGATGTAACCGGAATGAACCGAGGCACATTGTCGGACCGCATTCTGAACGGATGGACCGACAAGGAAGCGCTGACGACGCCGGTTAGACAAGTGTGAGAACTCCGCCTGAGTTGTCGAAGTCGATCGTCAAGCTCTCGCCGTCGGCCAGTGTCAGGTTGGAGCCGTAATCGTACCAGCCGATCAGCTCATCATTGGTCGCGGTATCATTGTAGATCACGATGTAGCGGAACGTTGCGACCGCGCCGCCCGAGGCCGTCAGCGTCTTGTCGGCGATCACCAGCTTGTAGGTGCCCGAGGTCTGCGACGACGAGGACACCGTCAGCGTGCGCGCCGACAGGTTGGTGTAGGCGATCTGGGTGAGATCGGCCAAGACGCTGTTGGTGGCGACAGGCGCGTTGGCTGCCGCGCAGAGCGCAATGGTCAGCGTGTCCGCGCCGAGATTGTGCACTTTTTCTGCTAGCGCCTCGGAAAATGCGTTGAACTTGTTGAAAGCTGCCACGGTGATCTCTCCTTAAATCGTGATGTATTGCGCCCGCGCATCGACTGCGGAGAGCGCGGCGTATTCGGCGTCGGTCATGGCGAAGATTGGGATGCCGGCCCAACGGACGTTGGTGCCGTCCGAACGGATATCGGCCTCCTGTCCCTGGATACCAGTAAGTGTTCCGCTGGCCGACTTCGGCGGGATTGTCGGCGCGGCTACCGACTGGCCGGAAATCTGGATCGTCACCTCGACGCTGGTCGTGTTGACGACGCGGACGATGCGCTGCTGCGAGGCTGGAACAGTCAGCGTGTGATCGCCTGATGGCGAGCCGACGAGCACGATGACGCCGCCGTCCCAGAACTCCTCCGAGGTCAGCGTGTCTGTCGTGCCTGTCAGGGTATAGGTCGCATAGCCGAGCACGGCGGTCTCGACGCGGTTGATCCGATCATTGATCGCGGTGACGACGTTCGAGCCCGCCGCAACATCGGTCGCGGTGGCGATCTTCCGTTCAACTGTCATGGATGCCTCAGAAGGTCAGGGATGCCGCATGGCCGCGCAACGTGCCGGCGCGGCCCATCTGGTAGATCCGGGCCGAAGTCGCGCCGCTGTGGGTCGTCGTGTCGTAATCGGCTTCGTTGTCGGTAACGGCGAGCGTGGTGAGAACCGTCGATCCGTTCAGGACATCGACCTCGAACTCGAGGGCGCTTTCCGAATAGCCCGGCGTTTCGCCATACAGCGCCCGCATCGGGTCCAGCCTCTCGCGGAATTCCCAGGTGATGGTCCGGGTTGAACCGGCATCCGAATAGGCTAGATCAACCGATGCATAAGGCTTCTCGGCCTCGCCATTGGCGACATCGATCTGCGTCATCATCTGGCCGACCATGAGACCGCCATAGCCGCCCTTGTAGTAGACCGGATCATTGAGCAGGGCGGCATCGTTGACGAAGCGCAGCACTTCGGACGGCTGGAGCCGGATGAAGCGGTCGCCCGTCACCAGTTGCGACAGGTAGACCTCGGTGCCCCTAAGACCCCAGATCGGATCGGAAAGCACGACACTGTTGCCGGTGGCCTCAACACCGCCGAACGCGACGAGCACCCAGCGCCCTTGCTGCCCGACCACGGCCAGGTTGAAGTTCTGATAGCGCTCTTCTTCCGACGCGCTGTCGATGTCAGCCGGATCGCCCGAGGTGACCAGGACCGTCAGCGAGCCGGCGAAGTCGGTGGCGAAACCATCATCGCGGTTGCGGTCCAGCGCGGTGATCGTTCCGGCCACGGGTGCGGTATTGGACGATGATCCGAACTGTGTGAAGGTGTCGCCGTCGGCGCTCTTCCATGCCGTACTTGGCCCGATGGGATTGGAGCCGGCACCGATCAGGACACCATAACCGCGCAGCCCGGTGGTCTCATCGGCATAGGCCAGCAGCGCGGTATCGAGGATGACGAACTCGACGTTGAACGAGACATCCTGAACCGGAACCGTGACAAGTCCCGTCCCGGCGAAAGTCGTCTCGATGGCCTGCAACGCCTCGACCAGGACAAAATCCTGGCTGAAATCATCCCTGAGATCGGACTGGACGACTTCGCCGACAACCGTGATCTCGTCACTCGGCCCATAGCCGAACTGGACGTTCGAGGCCGGGTTGACCGCGAATTGGCTTGGCATGACACCGAGCTGATATTCCCGGCTACCGGCATCGCTCTCATAGACCAAACGATTGATCTGCTTCGCGGCCTGCGGCATCGTCATCACAAGCGAGGTCGAGAATTCTTCCTTGCGGTTCGAGGCGATGACATCATAGACGCCGTTCGGCCTGACGAATTCGACCTCGTTTTCATCGTAGCTCTTGTCGGGATCGCAGAAGCGCAGCACGCCACGTTCGATCGCGGCGTCGCGGTCGCGGATCGTCTGGACGATGCTCTGGCCGTTGCGCTCGACGATATCGTCATGGGTGAGAACCCGATCAACGGCGAAGGCCCCATCGCGCGGCGGGATCTTGAAATGGATCTTGCCGTCGTCATGGGTTTTCCGGGCCCCGAGGGTAAAGCAGACCTCGCCCATCGCCTCATCGATGGTGGTGTCCTCATAGATCGGGAAACCGATCGCCTCATTACCGGGAAAGCCGGTGAAGGTCAGGTCCGAGGCGTCGTAATCGCCATTGTAGGTAGCCAAGGCGGTCAGGATATCGACGGCATCGACTGCGTTAGGTGTCGTGTCGCCGAAGCGGACGATCAGCGATGTCCCCGGTGTCGAGCCGGGCTGGACGCCCCATGCCTTGTACTGGTTGTAGGCGAAGAACTCCGGCCAGGCGCTGTCATAGATCGCCGTTGCCGATCCTGAGCCGAGATCGAGCAGGCGCGACATGCCGGCGCCGTCGATCATCCTGACATAGCCGGGGCGCAGCGCATCCTGCGTCTCGAAGTTCTCCGCATTGAAGAACCCGGATTGCCCGGTCATGTCGAGGCTGTAGCGGTTCGTTTTCGTGTCGAGGTCATAGCTGACCAGCGTCTCGTCATCGCGCATGTAGACGACGGCGTTGTTCAGGCTGTCATAGGCGAGACCGGCCGGATACGACGCCGCTGCCGAAGTCACACTGACAAGCCCGGAAACGCCTGTTTCCGAGACATTGCAGCGCCAGATCGCCGGTTCGTTGCGCTCGCAGAAGAAGGCAGTTGCGACGCCACTCGACAGGCTGGCCCATGTCCAGCTCTGCAATTCCTGCCATGCCCCGGCGCGGATCGGCGCAACTTGAGGCCCGGCAATCCACGTCAACGTGCCGCTAGTGACGTCGGCCAGCGCAATCATGCCGTCATTGCCGGGAGTGTCGACCGGCGCGATGAGCGGCTGGGAGACGACGAGATATTTCGTCGCCGCGTCCGACTTCAGCAGGATCGAGCTGAAGATGTTATAGGGCTCGAAATAGTCACTCCCGATCTGCTGGGCGTGCAGCGTCGTCACCGCACCTGTACGCGTATCGACCATGCGCAGGCCGCGCAGATCGCCGCCGACATTCTGGGTGATCGCGACGCCGACGACGAAGCCCGACCCGGCGAGCGCGGTCAGCGCGTCGAAATAGTCGTAGGTGTCCGTAGGCAGCGCAACGCGCCGGATCTCGGTCCCGCTTTCAATATCGGTGGTGACGACCGAGAACGTGTCCGCATCGGCCCAAACGACCTGATAGGCGACTCCAAGGGTATGATCGACCGCCGAGGCTGATTGGAACTGGCCGGTAAAAGCCGCCCCGGTGAGCGTGCTTTCGGTCTCCTGTGCGGTCTGGTCGGTGACCGAGGTGCCGAGCACCGCCTTCCATTCGATATCGCCCGGCACCGAGCCATAAGGCGTGATGTCGAAGTCCTTGAGCACGGCATAGGCCAGCCCCGGCCAGTAGGTCGCATCAGCCCCGATCGCCGCGGAAATGGTCGGGTCGACGGAGGTCTGGTCACCACCATAAAACGCCATGGCCGAGCCGAGCGAGCGCTTCGGTTCGATCGCGCTGTAGACCAGCGTGTCATTGGCCCTGAGCTGCAAAAGCCGGACAGGCCCGCCGAGATCGGTCTCGCAGAAGGCAAGCACCAGCGTGCAGACAAGCCGCTGGGACGGAGCCTCTGCGGTTATCGAGACGCCGCTGGTGTCACCCCATCCGCCAAACGCGCCCATGCTATTTCAGCCTCACGCCGCCGAAGTGGTCGGCATCAATGATGAGTTGGCCGACAAAGGATGCCGCGCCGACAAGTTTGGGGATCGGGTTGCCCAGAGGCGAGGCCGCGTCTTCCGCACTGACCTGTGACGGCCGCGACGACGACGGGCCGCCGTATGAGCCGGTCCACAGGTTCGGCGCGTTCTTGATGACCTGGATTCCGTAGCCGCCCTCGTCGTTGTAGACGATCTTGTGGTGCGGATAGGTGACTTTCCCTCCGGACAATACAGCCATCAGTCCCATCCCCCGAAACTGTTGTTGCTCGTGCTGCCATCAGTCCCGGCCGCTGCCGCCGCTTCCGGTTCGGCCGGAACGCTGACCGTTCCATCGGGCAGGTGATCGAAAGCAAAGCGCCTGGCCTTGTTGCTGTAGCGGCCGCATCCCGCCGCGCCCGCGGTGCCATCACAGCCCGGACGGATCGAGGCGGTATCACCTCCGGTCAAGGGCCGGCGCAGCGGCGCGGCGAGTTTCAGCGTGTTCGAGGACAGCACCCAGTCCCTGATATCGTAGGCCAGCCCGGTATTCTGGCCGGTGTTGAACAGGATCGCCCCGAGGTTGAAATAGTCGTCTGCCTGTGTCGTGCCCGAAAGCACGATGGTGTAGGGATCGGCGCTCGAGACGACCGTCACCGCTTCGGTGAACGGGGCGAGATCGACGCCACAGCCCGCATCGCCCAGTTTCCACTGGCAGCCGGTCTTGAACCGCTTCAGCACCACCTGGCGGTTTCTGCGTTCGAGACTGACCAGCTCGAAACTGGCCTGCCCCTCGCGTGTCGTCTGGATCGTGCCGACGCGCCATTTCGAGGCAGGGCGATGCGAGGCCCCGGAGATGAAATCGACGATGATCAGATCGGCAGGACGCCCCTCGACAAGACCCGTCACGGCTTCGGTAAAGGTGATCAGGCCCTGACCGGACAGGCCACGCTCGATATCGACGGTCGGCGCCTCGCTGCCGTTGGTCTCCGTCAGCGACGAGACCTGAAAGCCGGGGAAGCCGTACCAGGTGAAGCCGCCGAAGCTGAATTCCCGTGTCCCGAACGAGTTGAAGCGTTTGACTGTGCCATTGGCGAAGGTGATCGACAGCAGCCAGCCCAGCGTCGTCGCACCGGGAGCAATCGAGGTCTGGAAGCCGCCGGAAAGCGTCCTCATTCCAGCACCTCGATGCAGTCCAGCGCGCCGGTATTGCCCCATTGCGCCGAGGCGGCATTGACGTTGATGGTGAATTCGTCCTGCTGGAACCGGACAGGCACATAGAATTCGAAGTCAGCCGTAATCGCGACGCCAAGTGCCGGCGCGACATCGAAGGTGATCAGGCCGCTTGCCTCCGAATAATCCGCCGCATCGACCGCGACCCCGTTAGCATAGACCGTCAAAGTTCCGGCCTTGATGTGCCGGATCGTCCGCGACCATGGGTTGACGGTTCCATAGGCCTTGACGATCTGGAACGTTACATCGGACCCATCGCCGGTTCCGAGCGCTTCGCCGGTCCCAGAGAAATCCGACCAATCCTTGAGCAGAAAGGAATAGAGCCTGCCCCGCCGCCCCATATGAAAGGCTTTCAGGGCAAGCAGGCCCGCGCGCTGCTGATCGGCCCCGGTGAAGGTGTAGGCGTGAACCGGCTCGGCCCGCATCTGGTTGCGCTGCTCGTGGCCGGAAACCGACGTCAGGGCAGACGTGTTCCAGATCGGCCCGCCCGAAAAGCCGACAGCGATGCCTTCGGCGAGGATGGCAGTGGAATGGTCAACCATGGAGCCTCGCCCCCATCACGCCCCGGACGCGGCGCGTGAACTCGTCGGCGGCCGCACGTCCTGCCTGTTGCCCCTGCCGCTGATCGGCGCCGGCCGGAAGCTGGATGATGATGTCGCCGAAGCTGACCGATGTGCCGCCGCCCTCGCCAGCCCGATCAAGAGCATCGACCACCGCCTTGCGCTGCGCAGGGGTATGGATCGAGATCGTCTCGTCGGGACGAAACATGAATTTCGCAAACATCGAATCCGTCGAGCCCGAACCGAACGGCCCCATCATGCCGCCCGTCGCATAGCCGGTCTTGCCGGGAATATAGGCGCCATAGCCGGTGTTGATCGCCTTGACCGTGGGCTCCATCCAGATGCCGCCGCCAACGCCGCCCGTGGCTGCTCCGCTGGAGCCTGTCGCCCTGCTGCCAAGGCTGGCGCTGGCCGATGCCTGTGACCGCCGCAGCATGGCCAGGATATCGCCCGACATCGTGTTGGTGATTCCGATCAGCCGCTCGATCTGGTCAACGGTCAGCGCCGTGTTGGCCTCGATCGCCGCGAGCATGCCGCCGCCTGACAGCGTGACAGGAATGGTGCGGCCGTCTGGGAGCGGCACTGCCGCCTCCGGTCCAGCCTCGCCGAAGATCGACGCTTCCGTCGCGATACCGCCCTTGGCATAGGCGGTCGGGGCATGGACGACCGGTCTCCGACCGCTGCCGATCTCATAAGTGCTGGTGTAGGCGGTGCCCCATGGGTAATCGATGGAGAAATCACCCTCATAGCCACCAAGCCCGGACATGATCTGGGAATTGGACGGCGAGGAACCGCCAGAATCCGCTCCACCGTTGCTGCGATAGACGTTGACGCCGTTGCCATAGGTGGTGCGCGTCGTCGTCTCGTTGATCTTGATGTTGATGGTCTTGTCGGGGATGCTGGTGATCAGTTCCCGGAGCGTCTTCACATCGCCATTTAGCGCCCTGACTTGAAGCTCGGCTTTGACCAGAATGTCGATCCAGGCGTTGATCGACTGCGCATCGCCACCCATACCAAGCATTGACTGCCTGACCATCTCTATGACGCTGAAGACGCTGCTCGCCGTCATGCGTCCCTGATCCATGGCCGCAAAGGCGCCGTTGATGGCAGACGTAGCTGAAGTGATCGCGCCTGTGGCATTGTTGATCTTGCTGGCGTCGCCGAACACAACATCAACCGGCGTCTTCGCCGCATCTCGGATCGATGCCTGCCTATCCTTCAACAGAGCCTCAGTCGAACGAAGCTGTTCTGCCAGGGCCTGCGACGATGCGATCTGGGACCGGCGCGCTGCGTCCCATGCCGCGCCAAGATCGATCACTCGCTCCCGCGACGAACCTGCATCAACGCCGATCTGCGAGACCTGGCTGTTAATTCGTGACACCTCACCAGCGAGCCCAGAAGCGCCCTTGATCGACTCCGCAAACGAGACACTGCCAAGCGCTTGGAGGTCGGTCAGGGACTTGCTTGCGGTTCGGCGGTCTATAACCTCCCCACCGACGCCGCGGAGCCCATCCCTGACCGGCGTATTGTTGCCTGCGACATAGGCATTGCGCGCCGCAACCGCTTCGGCAAGCTGGGCGGCTGCGTCGTTCTGGAACTCGCGAATTCTGCCGGTGGATGGGTCCAGCCCGCCGACGCCCATGCCAATATGGACACCGAGCTTATTCCATCCCTCGATGATGGAATTGATCGCGGCAATTGCCTTCTCGGTGAATCCATTGAGTGCACGAATGCCAACATTCAACGATCCGACGATTGCTGCCTCGATTGCCGTTCCAGCCTCACCGAATATGAACCCGATATCGTATCCGACCTTGTTGAAGCTGCTGACGATCAGGTCAGCCCAATCAAGGGCGGCACTTCCCAGACGTTCGAAGGCATAGAAGGCGGCTTCAAACACCGGCCCGGTGAGAGGCTCAACAGCACGCGACAGCAGCGCAAGCGAGGCCATGGCAACCTCGCCGAAGGAAGCGGCTTGTCCCGTGGCCTTGCGGACCTCTTCGCTGACAAAGCTGTACGCCGTACCGACGCCGAGCGCAGCCGGACCCACGGCACGAAGAACGCCTATCAGACGGGTAGCGACCATCGCCGCATCGGATAGCGCCGCTGTAACCCCACCCGGACCGGCATAAAGCTGCGCGATCTGCGGCCCCTGCTGCAGCGCCAGCATCGCCGGGGCCTGACCGAGCGCCGCCATCTGCACCACGTCGAACGCCTGATAGGTCATGTTGCGGCGACGGAACGATGCTTCGTTGTCGTTTACACCGCCGATACGCCCCAGCCCGGTTGCTGCCGTGGCCGCCAGACTGGATTGCTGTGCAAGTTTGGTGTTGACGGTATCGATGACCCCGCCAAGGCGAGCGTAGCCTTGTGCGGTCACATCAGCTGCATTGGCGACAAGCCCGAGCTTCTGCGCCATGCCGGTGTAGACGGCTTCGGCCTGACGCGCTTCGATCTCGCCCTTTTCCAGCATCCGATTGAGCGAACGCAGCCCGCTCTCGAAGCGCTGCGCCGAGCCGTACCCATCGATATACTGACGCGACAGCCGAGCAAGCGGGTTGCCCGCCGCGCTGACCTTGCCCTGCTGATCGGCAAGCGCGACCGACACCTGCCGCGCGCCCGCAACCATGTCCTGCTCGGCCTTGGTGACCTGCGATGCACCCGACACAAAACCGGATGCATTGAGGTCAGCACTGACGCGGAGAGCTGAAAGTTGAACAGTCATTCTTGATCCGATCCCATCTGAAGGCTATGAATGCCCGATGATCCGGTTGCTAATTATTCTTGCGCTTCTGCTGGCCAACGCCGCTGGCGCATTTAGCCTGTACCGGCTTTGGGTCGACGGAATACAACTAGGCCTCATTGGTTAGGTCTTGTTTCCTTTCGCCGCTTCCATCGTCAGCCATTCGGCATCGATGGCGCGGAACAAGACCTGAAACAGCCGGAAGTCGGACCCTGTTATGCCGTGATCCCGCGCATAGCGGCTAAGGGCGGAATACGGCACCGCCGAAGCGCCACCCATCGCGCCGAACTGGCGATCCGCCTTGAGCGCGTCCCATGCCCGCCAGTAGAGATCGTGCCAGGGCTGCGGCTCAGCCTCGTCGGGCCGGTCGGCGATCGTGATGAATTCGGCCTCGTCGGGATTTTCCTCGGCAAGTTGCTGCAGCCATCCGTTCTGGCCTTCCTGGCTCAGGCGCCATCGGAAGGCCGCGCGGAGTTTTTTGAGGCGGTCTCCACGAATTGGATGTCAACGTCGGAGACCTTGGCGGCGCACCATTCGACGGCCGCGACGACATTGCGATATTCGGGATTGGAGAGGATATCGCGTGCCGCATCCGGGCTGTATTCGACATCGATGCCGCGCCAGTCGTGCAGGATGTGCTCGGCATAGAGCTTGCCGAATTCCGCTGTCATTTCCTCGCGCGGAACCGACTTGCGGCCGTGCTTCTTGGCCATGCGCTGCAACAGCAGATCGCGCGCCGTCACGAAAGCAGGGAGATGCAGGGAGGAGACATTGAAGGCAACGTCGGGCCAGTCCGGATATTCAATCCAGTCGCCCTTTTCCTCGCGTGCGAGGTCGGCCTTCAGCGAGGAAAGCTTGATGGTCATTTCATCACCTCGCCGATGAAGGTCATATTGTTTTCGGAGCAATAGCGCTGGAAAGCTTCCTTGTGCCACTCGTCAATGTCTTTGATTGCCGAGTGGGAACCCAACGTGCCGCCCTTCCACGAACCCTTGCGCCGCCCTGTTTCGATTGAGAACTCGATGTCGAGCGCGCGCACTTTCTTGCGTGGGCGGAACAGGGACAGCCACTTGAACAGGCCTGTACCAAAAGCCCATTCGCCCTCACTGATCCGAACGGAGGCAATGCCTTCTTCCCCGTCGAAATCCTTAAACGAGAACCGTTTTGCAGGACATGACTTCTCAATCATCCGCTCGACTTCAAAGCGGTGTGGGCGGTCATTGTATGTGCCACTATCAACAACGTCATAATAGACATTGCCTTCGGCATCGAAGTAACGCCGCTTGACGTGACGCCACTGGGTCCACGGGAGAAAGCAACCCCAATCGCGTGTGGTGCTGCTGTCCATTGTCTGACGGCCTAGTTTGACGGACATATGGCCGTCAGAAAGCGTGAAGCCATACTCGCGACGATCCACCACGACATAGCCTTTCCTCCCACCTGGCCCAGGCTTCGCCCAATCGGCATGGCTGAGATCGCGCCAGCCGACATAAGGCCCAATCAGCCAATGCGGAACTGCTGTGATGAACGTGTGGCCGAAGCCGCTGATGCGCAATTGGGCACCAGGATATTCATCTTCGCCAGACTGCAGGATAATGGCGAGCGGCCTATATCCATGCCTGTCCCGAGCGTAAGTAAATGGCCCGAAATAATGGTCGTTGTCGCCCCAGCGGCGACGATGGGTCGTGAGGTTCATGTTTCACCTTTGTCGGAAGGGTGGCGAGCGGCGTCCGACAACGCCGCCCGCCTTCTTGGCCAAGTTCGTCCCGCTGTCGGGCGGGATCAGGTCACTCGTAGTATTCGAGGCGATCCAGCATGATATGGCTCGACGTCAGCTCATCGATCGACGCCGTCGCCGTGAGCGGCAGCATGACATCGGTATTCTTGCCGGTCGCATTGGCCGAGCCATCGGTATAGGTCAGCCTCGGCAGCGCCCACACCATGGCCTGGCTGTCCTTGGCGATGCGGATGTTCATGTTTGTGACAGTCTGGGCGAATAGCTTGGCCAACAGGGTGCTGGAACCGAAATAGGTCTCCATCTGCGCGGTAACATCGGCGGAGCCCTTGCCGATGTCTTCCGGTCCTACAAGACCATCGGAACGGATGCCGCCGAGATTGCGGAGGTTGTTGTTGATGGAGACCGTCACCGAGCGGATATAGTTCTTGTCCGAGAGAATGGCCCCGTTTTCGGCGATGCGCCCGACATTGACTGATGCCGCCATGATGGCGTTGGTGGTTGCCGCATCCGGCGATGCGTCAAGGCTGGTCGGGGTGAATTCGCCGGTCAGGCCTTGGAAGGTGATCGACCACGTTGCGATCTGCTCGCTCTCGAACCGGAACTCACCTTGCCCGGCCACCATGCCGCGCGAGATCAGGTAGGTCGGGGTCGTCTGCGCGAGGAAACCGCGTTCCAGCGTCTGGCCTATCGTATCGGTGCCGTTCTTGAGCTGGTCACCGAACCACACCTTGAGCGTCTTGCCGGTGCCGGCGTCGGTCGTCCAGCCGGTCGGCAGGTTGTCGAGCGTGATCTTCTGGGCAGCAATGACAGTGATCCGCGCCCAGCCGTTGCAGGCTGCGGTTGCGAACTTGTCGCCGGTGGCGGTGCCGCCGATCTTGATCCACGATCCGACATTGAGCCCGAGCGTGGTGAAGTCCAGCGCGGTTGAGGTGATGCCGTCCGCCACTGCAACCAGATCGCCCGATGCACCCTGGAAGCCGACGACCTTGAGCTTTGCAGCAGCAGGCGGTGCGGTTTCAGCTGTCAGGCTGAGCGAGGAGCCGACAATCGTCGTTCCCGTCGAGGATGCCGCGCGGAAGATCTGGTTGTTGCCCGCGTTGGTGAAACCGGTGGCCCGGACAAGATGACCAGCGACAACAGCAGCACCACCGGACGCCACGACATAGGTGTCCGTCGTCGTGCCGGCATCGGTCACGACACTGTCGGCGGTGCCTTCATTGTCGAATGTCGGCGTGTTGTCCCAGACCTGGCAGAACAGCGATTCCAGCCAGTCCGAAAATGGCGAATTGTCGACCGGATAGGACAGCTCGCCGTTGACCGCGCCCTGATTGGTCTGGTTGACCTGGATCGGATCGGCGTTCATGCGATCCGAGCGCATCTCGTTGGACTGGACGGTCTGCGGCATGAACTGGATCTGCTCGCCGGTCATGCGCGCGGTACGCATACGGGGCGTGGTAGGCGTCGTGCCGAGGGTGGTTTCGCGCACATGCGCAAGCCGGGTGCGGTTTGCATCGGACATTGGGGCTCTCCAAAGATGATTGCGCCGGCTGCCCGGCCCGTTGGGATTACTTGCGCTTTTCGGACTTGGGCGCTTCGATGAACTTGCCGGCGGCAAGGCCCTCGATGGTGTGCGGGGCGAGATCGTCGGTCTCGGAGACGGTCTCGCCCTCGGAGATGCGGCGGTTGCGGGTGTTGAAGGATTTCAGAACCTTGAACATGGTCGGTTTTCCTATTCGTCTCGATACCAGGTGATGCTCGCCGTCATGGCGTAGTAATTGCCGAAGGTCTGGCCGGGCTCGCCCATACCGACCGAGGATTCGCGGAAGGTCAAAGCGCCGATGTCCGAGCCGACGAACTGTGCGAGCAACTGGTCACAGTACTGCCGTGCCTGTCCGCTACCGGTGCCGTTCGGCGTCATGACGTGGAGATAGAGCTGGCCGAATTCCCGCCAGAGATTGTCGGTCCCGCCGCCGATCGACGCCTGGTCGTAGGTATTGCCGACGATCTCGACATAGACGAACGGAGCCGGAGTTCCATGCAGGTGGAAATCGTCGTTTTCGAACACCAGTTCCGTGGTCGTCCACTGCGCCCGCAGATATTGTTCGATGACCTCGAAAGCCGCGTAACTGGACATCAGCGCACCGCATTGATGACGAGGGACGGATAGGTGAGCAGGCCACCTGCCTGCCGATCCTTGCGCCGTCCTTGGCTATTCCTGAGCCGATACGGCACCTCCGGGTGAATGCCGGCGGCGATGTTCAGAAACCGCGTCTCGAACTTGAAGGCATCCTTGAACCGGCGCGCCATGGCGGATTTGGCCCCATCGACATGCCGCTTACCGGTCTTGTTGGCGCCGATCTCGATCTTGCGGGTATAGGGACGGGCATTGAAGATGACGATCTCGGCATCGATCGGAATACGTGAATAATCCGGTGCCGTTGCACCATTGGCCAGCACGATGAAACCGCCGGCATATCGCCCCGACCGTCGCGGCGACCGGCGCTGCAACTCGGCGAGAGCGGCACGGATCACCAGCGGCCAGTTGACGAACTCGTAGAGGATCGGTCCCGGTGCCTTGACGCTCTCCTCGACAGCACCCTTCACGCCGTTGACATAGCGCTCGTAGCTCGTGCTGGCCTGACCGGAGGTGATCACCCGGCGAAGCTCGGCTCGAGCGAACTTCGCCAGTCCCTTGTTGATCTCCTCGGGCTTCAGCCCCTTGGTCGCGAACCGGAGATCGCGTTCGAACGTCTCGAAACCAGCCATCAGCCACCCACCGTCAGTTCGATGCGCACGAGCGTGTTCTGCACTGTGATCGCCTTTACGAACTCGACGTTGCGAGGCGTGCTGCCTTGGACGATCTTGTCGCCTTTGCGTATCGGCAGCGGCCATTGCGCTCGGTTGACATCGGTCGGGCTCAAAATAACCCGCGACCAGGTCTGATCGATGTGACCGACGAGTTCTTCCGGCCTCATTGGTCGGATCGAGGCTCGAACATCGGCATCGAAGGGGATTTGCACCGCATTCGGCCCCAGGGTGAGCCGCCGCAGCTTCACGTCCTCGCCACGCCGCGCAAGCGAGGCGTCAAGCCTGGCAATCATGCCCTCCGGCGTGTCGTCGCGATTGCTCAACGCACCACCAGCCGCGCGGATAGCAGCGTATTTCCGGCATAGGTGCCGACCGAAACGACCTTGAGACGCATGCGATCGGAAAGAAGGCCGTCAACCGCGGTATCATCGGCCAGACCGCCATCGGTCGGGTTGACCTGCGTCGTCTTCGGCGTCAGCGCGGAAAAATTCAGCAGCGCCGTTTCGCTTGCAGTGCCGAATACCGCACATGCGATGTCGAACCAAGTCGTTCCCTGATCGGCGGAAGCCTGCAGGTACGCCTTCGTCGACGTCCCGCCGCTGCCATAGGCAAAACGCAACTGGACCGCAGCGGCCAGCATGCCATCGAGATCGGTGACGGGTTCGCCATTCTGTGTCCCCGCAGTAGTAATCGCGAGATCGCCGAGATTGTAAATGCCAGGATTTTCCATGGTTCACCCAAATGCCGAGTTGCGGAAACGCGCCAGCTGGCCGGCGACGACATCCGGGACGGCGCCTTCGTTTGACTGGCCCGGGACCGATCCGATCCAGTATTGCCGCTCGATTTCCTCGATATCGTCCGTTCGAACCCTCTCGCTTTTCACAAGAGGATCCCGGTTCTTCTCCAGCCAGGACAAGCGGACGAAATCGAGCGCGGCATGCTGCAGGTCGCCTGGGATCGTGTCGAAGCCGGCTTCGTAGACGACAACCAGCTTTCGCGCACACCAGCGGACCGGATTGTCATCGCAGAGCCGGGTGACAAGGCCGGATTCCGGATCAACAACATAGTCGCCGGCATCAAGCGTCGCACCGTCTCCAACGATGCTGGTGATATCGACGGCATGCCGGCGGCTCAATGGAAGCTCGCCGATCGAGACGGACCGGAATGTCTCCGTGAGTGTCTCGCGGCGCAGTGTCGGCGGACCGCCGGCCCCAACCGCGATGTTGCATTCGGTCGTAATATCGGCAGCGATGCGGAGGCCAAGAGAGGTCAATTTGGCGTCATCGCTCGTGCCGGTCACGCCGGCGGCCTCGCGCAGCTGGGCGATGGTCAGCAGTTGCAAGTCGCTCGCCGGCGTCGTTATGGTCAGGAGGCGATGCATCGGTCACCAGTTGATGTCGGGTAGCCGTCCGTCGAAGCCATGACGAACGGGAACCGGGAAAAATGGAGCAAGGGTTTCGATATCGCCGTTGTCGAAGCGAAGCGGCGGCAACGCGGCCCGGCGCTTCAGGACGAGTACGCTGATGTTGTACGGCGGATAACCAGGCCCGCTTGCATAGGGCGCCGACACCCGCGCATCACGGCAATCGAAGCCGGCGACAATCAGGTTGTAGATCAGTAGCCCGGCATTCCAGGTCGTCAGATGCCCGCCGACGACATCGGGCTTCGCGGGCGGCACGGTAACGGCCAGGAGACCGCCTGGGCGGAGATCTCGATAGCACTTGCGCAGGAACAGACCGACATCCGGCTGATGCTCGAGGACGTGGCTTGCCCAGATCGCGTCGAATTCGGACAGCACATGCGTGGCGCAGTAATCACCGATAAGATCCGCTGGGGTCTCCAGCGAAACAGTCGTCACATCCTTTCCCGCAGCCCGCATGATGCGGGCGTGCTCGCCGGCGCCGGATCCTATATCGAGAATGCGCCGCATATCCCGATATTCAAGCAACCGTGAGAGGGCTTGCGAGCCACGGACAGAGCCGACATCGATCCGGATTTGCGAAACTGCGTTCAAAGCAACGTCTCCAGGTCAACAGTCGGGAATTCAGTCAAAGCACTTCCCGGCGTCGCGTTGAGGATCCTGCACCCTGCCTTCGCTGCGGCGGCATTCCATCCAGCCCATGCCGGCAGAAACGTCGCGGCATATTCGCCAACCGTCCGCTCGGCATGCTCAGCCGTGTAGAGCGGACGATCGGCGTGGTAATGGGTCACACCATTTCGATCCCGCATGTCGAAGCCCAGAAGCGCGACAGCAGCGGCGCCCATGGCAACGGCCAGGGATACTGCGGTCTGTCCGCTGCTACGCCCCGCTTTGATCGGACCCTGGCCGATCGGGAAATCGGGGCGCTGCGCGATCTCGACGCGCATCACGCGCTCCGGAGCCGCAAGCTTTGCGTGGCGCGAGACGGTCATGACCAGCCCGCTCCAACCGTCGACCAGTGCCCTGTTCCGCTCTTCCTCAAACCACGAATTGTCATGGAAGAAGAGGATGTCGGCCCAAGGCGCGTCATAGCCCGCCGAATTGACAGCGATGACACGGCGCCCGGCCAGGCGGGAGAAATCGAAACCGGCGAGGCTCGGCCCGCCCCCGATGACGAAAACCGTCTCGCCGGCAAAGCGAAGGTCCGGAGCCCAGAACAAGGGGCTATTCCGCCGGCGCCGGCTCGTAGTTTCCTTCCAGCAGTCCAAGAATCGCGGTGCCATAAACGGTTTCTTCGACCATCCTGTAGACCGCGCGCCCGTTCGCCATATCGATGGTGACCGTTTTGGCCTCTGCATCGAAGGTGAAATGGTCTGGAGCCTGTTCGAAGAGCGCCGGGGTAATCTCGACCTTCGTCGGCCATGCACGATCGACATAAACGCTTTTCACACCGTCGGGACGGGTGCGCTGCTGGAAGGCAACAATGCTAATGGGCTCCCGGCGGAACAGTTCGGCCTCGATCTCGTCGATCGCCTCTTCTTTCTTGTTGATGGCAGCGGTCGTGAAGCCAGCAGCAAGAGCCTTGAGAGCCGGCCACTTCAGATCGCGCCAGGCTTCTGGAATTTCAACGGGGACAGGTGCTGGGTCAGGGTCCGAAGTAATATCGGCCGCCGCATCGAACGCAACACCGCGGCTTTTCCAGCGGACGCACGAGGCGCTTGGCAGTCGATATGTCTGGCCGGCTTCGAACCGGGTTTCTTTGTCCGTGCCCTTGAACTGGTCGTTTACGACACGGGTCTGCGTGAAGGTGATGCTTGGCATCAGATGCTCCTGTCGGAGTTACGCGGGCCGCCCCAAAAAGGCCGGCCCGCTCGCGTTATCCCTGCCGTCAGTCGGAGATCATCGACGGCATCGGCGCCTGGGCATATCGCGGCTCATGGCCGAGATAGAGCATGCAGCCGAGCTGAGCGTTGGTGCCGACATCGGAGATCGAGGCACGAATGCAGTCGAAACCACCGTCGACGTCGAGGTCTTCGGCTTCCACATCGAGCACCCAGATCGCCTGCACTTCCGCCGACGTCGCATCGGTGTAGGTGTTCGCCGCCGCCTGAGTGACGGTGGTGAACTGACCGACTGCGAACAGGTCGGCGCCCTGCTTCACGTCGATACGGGTGAAGTTGAGGGCTTTCGCGCCGGTGCCGGCAACGGCGGTGGCCTGCTCAAGCGTGAGCGTCGGGTCGTCGCCGGCGGTACCTGCCGCCTTGAAGAACACGACGGTCATGCGGCCGTAATTTTTCAGGCTGACCCAGTCTTCGGTCGGCGCGGTAGCCATGCTGACGGGCACGAATCCCGCCGCGATCTGGAGCTTTTCCAGGATGTGCTGGTTCATGGGAGTGTCTTTCTCAATTGTGCCGCCCTGCGGCGCGTGATGGGGAAGAGCGGGGCCGAAGCCCCGTCAGGTTGATCAGGCGCGCTCGTCGAGCGTGACAGCCCAGGAGCGAGTCGTGGTGCCGTTTTCCGGGCTGATTGCCGAACCCCACCAGGGCTGGCCGTTGACGCGGAAGATGAACCGGAACGCCTGCAATGCCTGGTCAAAATAGAGGTGCATCGAGACATCGGTCTTGATGTCCTGGCCGGCCTTGGTCAGCGCCATGTACTGGCTGAGGTCGGTCAGGATGATGTCGCCCTTGTCGCCGAGGGTTTTGCATGCCTCGACGGGGATGACTGGCCGGCCCTTCAGCGACGCGTAGGGCGACGCCGAGAGACCGTTGGCGGGGAGATAGACCGGCACCTTGCCAGCGGTTGCAGCGGGGTCGAAGGCCATGCCGTCGAGCTGCGGTTCGATGTCCTGGTTGATCAGCCAGACCGCGTTGCGGCGCAGCGGGGCATAGAGACGTGACCACATCTTGTTGATATTGGCGAAATAGATGGTGTCGGCGGGCTGCGAGGTTTCCTTCGCAACCGAGATGACGCTTGTCGAACGCAAGATGCCGAGAGGCTGGCCGGCGCCGCTGCCGTCGATGATCGCGGTGTTGATCTTCGACGTCATCTTCATCGGGGCCTTGGAGCGGAGCCAGGATTCGAGGCCGGGTGCATCCTCGAGCAGTTCCTCGGACACCGGAACCAGCGCCATCAGCTTGTTGAGGCGGATGGTCGACATCTCGAGGGACGGCTTCGAGGCGGTAGCTGCGGAACCTTCGCCTTCCCAGTAGACCTGGATGCCGCCAGTGGTCTGCCAAGGCGTGGTCTCATCCTTCGGCACCGTCATGTTGTTGGCGCCGGTCTCGAGGCGGTCGCATCGTGTGAGAAGGTTCTCGTCCGACATGACCTTCTGCCAGATGCCGCGGCGGAACTCCTGCGGCACGGCCCAGCCACCATCGGCACCCGTGCCTTCATTGCCATAAGTGGTCGCCGCATTTGCAAGGCGCTGGTCGACCTGGCCCGGATTGCGCGCCGCCTGATTCACGCAGATTGCGAATTCCCCGAAACTGCGAAAACCGCCGCGGGGATCGTTGTTGCGAGGATTGGCCGGGATCTTACGCTGGCCACCATTCGGCTCGTTCCGATTGGTCGGCTCCGGCGTGGTGCGGCGGCCCTGACCCTGTGGCAACAGCGCCTTGCGGGCGTTAATCTGCTTTTCGAGCTTTTCGGCTTCGGCGGCATTGGCCTCGATAGTGGCGAGGTCTTCTGCCGAGATGTCTGTTTCGGCTTCATCTGCTGCGTCGACAAGAGCCTGCGACGCGTCGATCAGTTCCTGACGACGCTCTTCGAGAGCAGTGATAGCGCTCGCGGCGTCCATCGTAATCGGGCCGAAGAATGCAGCGCTGCTGAGCAAGCCACTGCCGGCCAGCACAAGGTGCTTGGTCATGTCATGTCTCCATGAGTGGGAGTGGCGTTTTCGGCCACCGAGATGCGCATGGCCAGGGCGCGTGAAGGCCAACACCGGCTAGGCCGGAATTCAGTTACCGAGCGAGCGCAGCAAGGCGCGAAGCCGCAACGTTTCGGCGCGGCCTCAGAGCACCCGGAAGATTGACGAAGCGCTCATCGGGATTGTTCAGCGACGCAGCGACTTGCATGTTTGCGACGACACGGTTGGCGAAGCCTTTTTCGACGGCCTCTTTCCCCGTGAACCAGGTCTCGGCGTCCATCCATTTCTTCAAATCCGCAGCGGTGTTTTTGGTCCGGGCGGCGTAGGTCTCGACGATAGTTTCGTTGACCGTCCTGAGGATCGTAGCGGCACGCTCGAAGTCCTCGGCGGTGCCGCGCGCCGACATCCGGGCGTTGTGAATCATGAAGAAGCCGCCTTCGGCGATTTCGATGTCTTCACCAGCCATCGCAAGGAAAGACGCCGCCGAAGCAGCGATACCATCGATGTGGGTGATGACCTTGGCCTTATGCTCGACCAACAGGTTGTACATTGCGCGGGCTTCGGTAACGACGCCACCGTCAGAATTGATCCTGAGATCGATCGTCTTCACATTGCCGAGTTTCTTCAGGTCTTCGGCGAACTGCTTGGCGGTAACCCCGTCACCGAACCAGTCTTGGCCGATGATGCCGTAGACATAAATTTCGGCCCGGTCGGAACTCCGGGCAACAACCCGATAGCCGCCGGACGCCTTGGCGCCGCCGTTCTTATGAACGCTCATGTTCGTCCCTCTATTGAAGCGCGAGAACGCGAAGCGCCGTGCCGTCGCCAAAGACGATCTCGGCTTCGTAAATGCGACTAAGATCGGCGGCAGCGAGGCTTGCCGGCCGCAAATTTACGACTTCCATCGCGGCACCGGCCGGCCCCGGTTCGCCGCGCTCGCCGGCATCGCCTTTGATACCGCGCGGACCCTGCGGACCGATTTCACCACGAGCCCCCTGCGGACCGGTGATGCCTTGCGGTCCCGGTTCTCCTTGATCGCCCTTCGGGCCCATGGGGCCAGATGGTCCGATGTCGCCGGCTTCACCCTTTGTGCCCGGCTCGCCTTGCGGGCCCTCAGGTCCGGTATCACCCTGCGAACCGCGCTCTCCCTGCGGACCTGGAGCGCCCGGCAAACCATCGCGACCGTCGCGGCCGATGGGACCCTGCTCGCCTTGAGGGCCGCGTTCACCCTGGACACCTTGGGGACCAATTTCCCCCTGCGGGCCCTGAGGGCCGATACCACCTATCGGACCGGCGGGTCCTTCTGGCCCGCCGCCGCCGGTCTCGCCCTTCGGGCCAGGGATGCCCTGTTCGCCGCGGAGACCTTGTTCGCCTTGAGGGCCGGCCGGACCAATTGGGCCAGTTTCACCGATCGGCCCGTTTTCGCCACGCGGACCAGGTTCGCCACGCTCGCCGCGCGGACCCTGCTCGCCTTGAGGGCCGCGTTCACCCTGGACACCTTGGGGACCAACCGCACCCTGAAGCCCCGGCTCGCCGCGCTCGCCGGTAGCGCCAACAGGGCCGGCTTCACCTCTCTCACCGCACGGGCCTTGCAGACCCTGAGGCCCAGCGGCCCCGGCAAGTCCATCACGGCCGTCTCGACCGAGCGGAAGTTTTTCCAGCGCGACGACGCGGAGAGCGAGATCGCGGAGTCCGCCCCACACCTGCGCCAATGGGTTCTGTTTCGGCTCCTCGGGCGCCTTCGGCTGCGTTGCGCGGTTTTCAATCACACCGTTAGGCATGTTCGACCTCCCGGCCCAGAATGCGGTTGAAGTCGGCCATGTTGGTCTGCGCTTCGTCGTCGGGCTCCATTGGCGGACCGCCATTGTTGCCGGAGACAGCCCTTGGATTGATCGGATCCTCTCCGATCCGCTCCAGTGTCGTGTACGTCGAGTTCATGGTGTGGATATCGCCGATTGCGCCGATGGTGTTCTCATCCTCGAGTTCGAGGATCCTGTTCGGCGAATAAGCGCCGACCTCGCGCATCAGCTTGTAGTATTCGCCGCGCGTTTTCTGGTCGCCACGCATCAGGGCTCGCATGTTCATCTTGGTGTAGAGCCCCTGACGGTTCTGGCCGAACAGCTTGTAGTCGGCTTCGTCCTCGAACCGCTTGACCCAAGGCGAAACGCTGTCGACGACGACTTCGATCGCCTGGTGCTCGATGTTCGAGAACGTTGCCCTGAGAAGATGCATCACCTTGTGCGGTGGGACGCCGAACCACCGACAGATTTCCTCGACGAGGTACTGATGCACCTCGATAAGCTGAGTTTCCTCGGCGTTGAGGCCGATCTTTTTCCAATCGGCATCGTTATCGAGGAACGCTGTCTTGTTGGCGTTGCGGACGCCTTTGTAGAGTTGGTCGAACTCGGCGCGCTGCTTTCTAAGGCCGCCTTCCTTCAGACCCTTCTTGTTGATGACGACGCCGGCAACATTGGCGCCGTTGCCGAAGAACGACGAGCCGAAAAGCTGGGCAGCCTTGGCCCATCCCAAGGACTGAGCGGCATAGGTGATGACGTTGACGCCAACCGGGCCTTCGCCGAAGCCGCGAAGGTGGAACATATCCATGGCGGCGATTTCGATTGTGCCGCCGGCGCCGTTGCTCACCTCATAGAACAGCACGCCGGTTTCGGTGTCGCGGCAAATCTCGACGCGATCCGGATGGATTGGCCAAAGAGCGAACGGGCGACCCAGTTGGTCGCGCTCGATCTCGGCATAGCCGTTGCCCCAGCGCAGCGCCCAATGGGTCAGGGTCTCGCGAAACTGGAACGACGACCATTCAGGGTTCGGTCGCTTGTTGATCAGATAATCGACGGAATGCTTTGACTGGATCTCCGCGCCTTTGGCGCCATCCTTCATCGCGTGCCACGGCAGAACGGCGACGGTCTGGGACAGGTACCGAAGGCATGCCCAGACCGTTGCGATGGTGACGGCGGAATCCGGGGTGATCGAAACGCCGGCGAGCGTGCGCGATCCGCCCCCAACGCGCTGCGCGTCGGGGTAGCGCGGCTCACTGGAAACGCGCTGCGCGAGGACGTCGAGCCCTCGCGCCAAGCTGTTTCGGAGTCCGTCCAACATCAGTAAGAATCCTCGTCTGCAGCTTCGAACTGCCGTTCAAACTTTTCGCGCATCTCTTGCCACCGCGGGTGCGCTGGATTGGCCAAGATTTCCGCTTCTTCGTCCTTGGAAAGCTCCTCATCAGCGGGTGCTGACGGCTCATTGTCGGCCATTTGGTCGTAAACTGAGCGGTTCGCCTCCGGGTTCTTCACCATCACAGTGGCGGAATCGAACAGCGCCATAACAGGATCGATCTTGGCGTCACCGGCGTTCTGTTTTGTCGCCCGGATCGCGGTTGCCGTGGGCTCGATCTGCAGGTTCGACACCGCCCATGGCATCAACAGCCCTCCGCAGTGACGAAGGAGACCCTTCGCAAGACGGCGCTCCGACGTCTTGATGGCATTCATCATGCCGAAGCCCTGCGGGACGCCGTGCAAAAGGCCGTTGTCTTGGGTGACTTCGATCTCGGCAAGGAGCTCGACGAACTCACCGAGGCCCGCAGGATCCACCCCGACGCCGCCGAGCAGCCCGCGATCCTTCACCATGCCGATGATCTCGACGATGGAACCGAGATCACTGAGTTCGTCGCCCACGATGGTGAGCTCGCCAGCCTTCTCGAACCCAAGCAGCTGTGTCGCTATGGACTGGCGAAGGGTGAGCACACCGGTGTGGCACCAGGCGTGGCTCCACGAGAGCCAGCGCTTCATTTTCTGGACGACCTTGCGGCCGAGGATCTCGAACTCGACCTCGATCTCATCGGGTTCGCGACCGAGGACATTGAGGCCGTAGAGATCATCGAGGCCACCGCCGTCGGCGCCGCAAACCACGCATTCGCAACGATCGAGCAGCGCATAGAGTGCCTCGAACGGCGATCGCGCATAGATCGCGGCGAGATCTGGATCGACAGCGCGCTCCCAGTGATCGGCGCCGGGCCAACGGTTGGCCCTGAGGTTCATGCCGATCTCGACATTGAGATGTTTCGCTAGGAAGGTCCGGCGCGTATCAGGCGAGCTCGCCTTCTTCAGCTCGTCCTCAAGCCATTCCTGGCTCACCGAACGGTTCATGTTCGGGTTCGTGATCCTGAAATTCTTGGGATCGAGGTGGCCCTGCGCCTTCAAGATGTGCGCCGGGAACTCATAGAGGACGCCGAGGCTCTTCGGATCCACGATCTTGCCGTCGCGGACGTCGCGGTAATAGTCCAGCTTGGCCTTGAAGACACCGGCCGGCGGTGCATCGGAGTGGGTTGTCAGATAGATAACGAACCCTTCCGGTCTCGACACCAGTCCGCCCGTGGCCTCGCGCAGCATCGCGTCGGCGCCGAGACGTTTGCCGAAGATCCAGAGCTCGTCGACAAGAACGAAGGCGGCCTTCTTGCCGCCGACGGTGTCGGTGTCGGCTGCGACAACCTTGAGCACCGCCTTGGTGAGGCGGTGCGTGATCTGGCGGAAGTTGTCCTGGATCTGCAGCAGATCCATCAGCTCAGGATCGGCGCGCACCATGTCGGCGGCAGGCTTGTACGAGTTGTTCGCGATCTCCAGCGTCGGCGCCAGGATCAGAAGCTCCGCGGAGTGCCGCCAATTCCGGATCAGCGCGGTGAGCATAATGCCGGCGGCGATCGTCGATTTGGCGTTCTTCTTGCTGATCAGCAGGAAGAATTCTCGGATTAGCCGTTTGGCACCGACTGGGTCGTAGGCGCCGAAAATGGCCCTGACGAAGTCGAAGACCCATTCTTCACAGGCCTCGCCGAACGTTGGACTGCCCGGTGCGTCAACGATCCGGAGCGATTTGAAGACGGCGAGGGCGGCTTCGGCCTCGTCGGGGAACAGCGGCTCGAACGGGATCAGCGTCTCGCCGGCGATGATCCTGCGTTCCCAGTCGACGCAGGACGTGTCCCAGTGCTTCACCGGTTATCGACGACCAGCTTCGGCGGTTCCGGCGGCGCATATTTGCCGCCGACGCGACCAGCTGCGGCCTGACGTTCTTCTTTCTTGCCGAGCTTCGGCGCCGCCCGTTCTTGCGGAGCCGGCGTCGTGCCGGACCTGGCGTTGACCGATTCCGCCGCGGCGGCAACCCGGGTCATCTCCTCGAGCTTCTTCTGAGCGGTCACGTTGCCCTTTTTGGCTTCGCGATAGAGGAGACCGATGACCTCGGCCCGCTTCTTGGCGACGCCATTGGCGAGTTCCTCTTCGAAGTACTTTTCGAGCGTTGGCGTCGAGCAGCCGATCGCGCGGGCGCACTCGTCCTTCGACATCCCACAGGAAACGAGCTCTTCCACTTTACGACGCAGCGCCGGCGTCGGCTTGAACTGCGGCCGACCACGTCCAGCCATGTCTGCACTCCGAAAGGATGGGTTATTTTGGCCGTTTCAGCCAAACCGGCCCGTTTTTCCGGGCCCTCGAAAAAATTGTGCGAATGACCCCCATGCGGTTGGGGGCCCCGGATGCCCTAGGGATCGGCCCCCCCCCTCCCTCGGCGAGGTGCAGGCGACCGCTGGGGTCGAGGTCAGAGGAGGGGCAGGATGGGACGTCCGACGCCTTCGCCGTGCAGCATCTCGTCATATGTCCCTTCTGTCGACGCAATGACACGGTCGACGTACTCGCCCTCGACGACGGCTTCACCCATGATCTCAAGCTTGAGGAAGGTTTTGTTCCTTCCGTCGAGATCGAATGCGACCCTGACAACACCATCAAGCCTGACGCCGTTGAGCTCGACGGAGCTGGTCACTGGGCTGCTACCTACGGTGATCTTGAAGGTGTTCTTCATCAGTACCTCTCGGCCAGACGACGCGCTCGAGCAGCTGCGGTCTTCTTGGTGTGCGAGGCGCCACAGCGAAGCAGCACGTTGGCTGGATCAAGCGGGGCGCCGCCGTCCTGGAGCTCGACGATGTGATCACCGAAGACGCGCATGCCTGGCTTGTGGGTTCTGCCGTCGCAATGCTTGTCCTCACAGATCCGACCGCGTGTAGCGATGATGGAAGACATCAGCTTCCGCCATTCCGGAGAGAGATAGAAGGCGTCAGCCGTCTTCACCGGGGGACGTACCGTCCGGGTGTCCATGGTGCGCAGTGTTGGAGCGATCATGCGCAGCTTTGCCATGTCGAGCTCCTTTTCTTCCTAGCACTGACCTTGTGATCGTAGAGCGCTTCATCTCTGCCGGGCCGGCCTGTAGGCCGCCCGGAGGCAGGCGATATCAAACCTTGGCGTCTACGCGAGGGAGGGGGTCGCGAGAGACCCGAAACCTTTTTCGAGGCGCTGTCAAACCGGCCGGGAATGTCCGGGAAATGTCCCGGTTTTGTCCGATCCTGAAAAGCCGATTTCGGCTTGACGGAAATCCGCGATTCGAACCGCGATCACGCCGGATTCAGTGCACAGCGGTAGGTGGCCGCCGCAAACAGGTCTCGTTGCGTGGTACCTTGAAGGGACCAACAAGGAACCATATCCATGCGTCTATCGCTTCAGCACATCGATATCACCGGCGATCCGACCGTCGATGAACTCGTCTATCTGCCGGTACGTCTTACCTATTCCGATGATCCCGACCTCGATGCGGCCACTGAATTCCTACAAATCCAGATCAAGTCGCCAGCCGCATACGGCCGCGTCTTAGCCGAGGTCGAGCTTGACGCCCTGCACCTGGTGAGGGAGCTGATCGACTCCAGGATGAGCGCATTGAAAATGCTGAAGGGGCGTTGATCGTCCGTTATCAGCGCCGCCCCATCTTCTTGTCGACCAGGGCGCCGAACTCGGCATAGGTCATTCCGGCGGTTTGTAGCACGCTGGCGATGACTTCCATCGAAGGCCACCGCTTTTGGCCGCGAATGACGCGCTTCGATTTGTTGAAGGCGGTGGAATCGAAACCCGAGACTATCGCGAGACGGGATGCCGACATCTGGCTCGCGGCTGCGATCTCGTCGATGGCACCCCAGATCGCATCGTTCTGCCAGTCCAACTGCTCTGTCATCCCACCGTCCTGCATGCGCACGTCGGCACATCATGAAAACGGAAAGGATGAGAAGCGGTTAAGAGGCCGCCTTCTTCTTTTTCTTGGCCTCGCGCTGCTGGCGCCGACGCTCGTTGCGTCTGGCGGCCCAGCTGAAATCGTCGAATTCGGATGGAAGAACCTTCGCGAAGGCCCCATCGGCGAGCCAGGAATTCAGGGTGTCTCGTTCGCCTGCATCTTCCGCGACCGTATCCGAAACATCGTCGATTTCATGGGTGTGAAGCAACTCCCCGGAATCGGCGGTTTCGCTATTGTGGGAACCCTTGCGGCCCAAAATGGCCGCGATCTGCTCCAAAGCCCGATTTTTTCTTTCCCGACCGGTGTTGGGATGGATGCCCTCTGTCTTGAAGCACCAGTTCCGGAACGACTTCCCACCCACCTTCGATCGAGCCCATGCCAGTAGGGCGCGCCGTTCCTTATCGTTGGCAACAGATGTCAACCAGTCATGAATCGCCTCGAGCTCCGTGATCTCATGCGCCGACGGCAGCACCCCGATCCGCTCCCAAAACGCTTTGCGCTCCTCGGCGAGGGGATCGGCGCCCCCGACCAGGCTGTCACCATCCTCTTTACCCCAGCCGTTCTTGTCGGCGCGGCTATGCACATAGGGCAGCGGCAGCGATCGAACCAGCGCAGGCCCGACATGCTCGCGGGTCGCCCGATCGATCTCGGCGGCGCGTATGAAGTGCTCCGCGATGTCTCCGATGTTCATTCCGGTCGTACTCACTTCGCCCGCCTGTCGTCGAAGAGATCGAACTGGCCGGCATTCTGCCCGAATCTTCTAAATATTCGCTCGTAGACCATGCCGCCCAAGGCGGTGCGTTGGGGAACGAAGCCGCGGAGGTCCTGGCAGATGAACTGGAGTTCGCCGACGGGCATCGCATCCCAGGTCTGCAGCCAGTCATCGGCCCGGCTTTCGACGATGCCGGCACAAGCCCTGATGAGATCCGACGCCATCCACAGCCCGACCTCGTCGAGCAGAACCTTGTTGTTTGCGGTCTCCGCCAGTGTGGTCAGCACAAGCCGGAGATGGCCTTCGCCGTACCGACGCAGGATCCGTTCCAGCGTCGCCACCGCCCGGGTTTCACCTACCTCGGGGTAACGGTGGCCATCGATGATCCTGATCCCGAATTCGGCGCAGAGGTCGTGAACCGTCATCGGCGCCGCCTCCGTTCGACCACGAAGACACGGCCACCACGATCGCGGGGCTGATCGGGGCCAAACACCCTGTGGCGTTCAGCTGCGATCGCGGCGTCACGATCGGCTAGCCAGGTCGTGACCCCAAGCGGATCAGCCTCCACGAACGGCGCATCGGCATCGCGGCTCTGCATCAATGCAGCTTTCCCGGCTTGCACCGCGGCCCAGGCCGATGGGAATTGTTCGGGCCGACCGTCGGCACCATCCAGCAACCGGTCCGGGATGCCGTCACGGCGATAGACCGCACAGTAGTAGCCCGGGAACCCGATTGCCTCGACACGGAGATCGCTCAAAGCAGGATCTCCTGGTCGGAATCGATCATGTCGGCGAGGCCCGGCGAGATCGGTGGGGGCGAGAATGTCTCGGAAATGTCCGGGTTCTGTCCGGGATTTGTCCGATTGCGCATGTCGTCGGGGAACGTGTGCGGGAAGCCCCGGATCGGCTTCCCGGTCCACCACACCAGCGCGGCTTTTTCAGAGGTCCGCTTGAACGCGATGACCTGGTGCTTGATCAGATAGGAGGTGTTGCGCTCGAACGCTTTCCGGATCTTTGCGCGAGCCGCGATCTTGTCGTTCTCGCTGGCGTCCATCTCGACGGCGACATCGAGGAAGTGCCCGAAGTCGACGACATGTTTCCCGACGGCCTCTGGTGGCCCATCCTTCTCCTCGGCGACGAACCGGCCGTATTTTTTGATGGCGCGGAACATCGGGATCAGCAGGGCCTCCTCGGTGGGCCGCACCGAATAGCCGAATTGCTGCTGCTCCTTCTTGAGGGCATCCTTTTCGGAAACCGTGAGGACGACGCAGCTCGTGATCGGTTTCCCGGTTTTCGGATTCTCGCCGACCTCGACTGATGCCAGCGTGAACGGGATCTTCAAGCCGTCTTCGTCGTCTTTTTGCTTCGCCAGCCGGGCGGTGCGTATCCGGGTGTTTTCGTCCATGGTGATCACAACGACGGTGTCGACGTTGGCATGGATCGAGGTATGACCACGCAGCTTTTTGCCGTCGGCGTTCATGTGATGGACGAGACAGACATGGACGCCGCATTCGTGCTCGATGCGGGCGATGTTGGCGAGGACAACGGACATGTCCTTACCGGAGTTCTCATCGGCGCCGATCGTGGCTGTTGCCAAGGTATCGATGAACACGACGCGCAGTGGCACCGACATCGTGATCTTGATAGCCTTGATCGTGGCTATCAGCTTGTCGGTGTCGCCTTCACGTGCAAACAGATCGACCTTGGCTGGCAGGACGACAAGCGGGATATCCTCGTCGTCTTCGACCTTGAAGTGTTTCCTATAGGCCTTCTGGCGCTTCTTCATACCGAGGCCGCCTTCACCGGCCTGGTAGATGACGCCACCACGCTCGACGGCGTGGCCGAAGAATTCGTGACCGCGGCCGATGCAGTATGCCGCATGAAGGGCGAAGAACGATTTCCCTGATCCCGATGGCCCCCCGAAAACGGAGCGACCGCGAGATGTCAGCAAGCCATCAATGATGTAGTCGTATTCGAGCCCGGGCCCGTCTATCTCGTCGTGGTAGTACGCCCCGAACTCGCGCGGCCGCACCGGGGTCCAGGGTGGGGCCTTTTTCAGCAGAACCGCGAACTTCTCCGCGTTGCCGCCGGCCTTTTCCTTCCAGTCCGAGACGTCGTTTTTCTCCGGCATCTCCTTCCAGTGCACGGCAAGATCGAGGACGCGGACCGATTTCGCCCGTGGTTTCAGCGATGCACCACGCAACATCGTGCGTTGCCGGCCGGTGTCATCGTTGTCGCCGCATATGATGATGTCGGCGCCGGCGAGGTCGTCGTCGAAGCTCTCCCGCCAGTACTTTTCGCCGCCGGCGTTTGTGGTCGCGACAAGATCCCAGGCCCTGATGGTTTCGACGTCCTTTTCGCCGCCGACCAGCACGACGGGGCGGCCATCCTTGATGGCGGCGAGGACCTCGTCGCGACGATACAACCAGCGCGGGGCCTCCTCGAAGGTTTCCTCGGCCTCGTAGTGCTTGCCCTCTTTGGCCTTGAACCAGTCCCCGGATCTCGTCTTCCCGTAGAGCCCTTCCTGGAGACCCCAGATCCAGCCGCCGGCGGGATGTGGCCGCCGCTGCATGTAGCGGCGTGGTGCAGTCTTCGCGAACTTCAGGACCTCGTAGGCAAGGCGGCCGCGGTCGTCGAAGTACTCGAACGTCGCCACTGGCCAGTCGTCCATGAACCCGGCGAACTTGCCTTGTGGGGATGTCCCCTCGGCGGCGCCGTTCGGACGCTCCCTGCGTTCCAGATAGCCTTGCTCCTGCAGCCATTCCACGGCCTCGGGCTTCTCGTAGCCCTTGAAGGCGCGGAGGAGGTCGAGGACGCCGCCCCCGCTCTGGTCCTCGTGGTCGTGCCAGGTGTTCTTGACGAGGTCGACTGAGAAGCTGCCGTTTTTGCCCCAGCGCAACTCGGTCTTCGACGACAACGCGCGGTTCGGATCCCCGATGAATTCGGGCAGGATCCTGAGCGCGATCGGCTCGATAGAAACACGGAAATCGGACGACATCAGAGCATGCGCTCCTGATGTTCTGGCGTTGCCAAATGATCGGCCCGGATCTGAACCGGGGACCATTTCTCGAAATCGGCGGCGATCTGCTCGAAATTCACTGGATGCTGGGTCCTGAAGTCAGGGGTTTCGTTACAGCGCACGAACTGCCCTTTGACCGCACCATGGACGAGCCACCGCCCGCTATAGATCCATCGGCCTGGGTCGAGTTGGAGGTGCTTGAAGTCGGCCCGGGTCACGTAGCCGCGCCGATCGAGGAGAACGACGAGCTTGATCGCCCTTATCTTCCAGTCCGATAGCTGCACGGGTGCCGAGGCGCCGGCGGTGACGTCTGGGATGTAGTCGGGAAGGGTGCAGCGTTTCGCCGGACACCAGTCCCGCCAATCCCTTTCCTCCCAGGTAGACATGCCGACCTTCGGCAGCTCAGGCCGCATCTTTCGGCGGGAGCCCTCATACCAGGATTGGTAGAGCTCCTTCGAGGCCATCTGGATGACGGTGATGCCGAGGAGCCCGCAGACCCCGGAGAGGCCGCCGGCGCAGCCCCATGGTACGAGGGCGGCCCGGAAATCGGGCTGTTCGCCATCGGCATGCCACCAGTTGTCGTGGGGGACCGCTTGCTCGATGACCTTGGCGTTGAGGACGAGCTTGGCTTCGATACCGACCTGGGCGCCGTCGGCGTCACGGCTCAGCAGGATATCGAAGCCGGCGGTCTCCGGATATGCGGTCCAACCCTCGGGTAACTGCGAGATGAAGGTGGCGCAGAGCTCGGCCTCTGACCTGAATTTTGCTTTCTCGCTCACCGCCGCTCCACCTCGATCTTGCGACCCTTCTTGAAGATCGCGCCGAACTGAGCTTCGGCTTTGGAGCGCATCGGAGAGACTTTGTCACCGGTCCCGACGATGACACCGCAGAGATGGCTGTGGAGCGCTCGCCAGGCCATCGTTTCGGCCTCGAACTGCGTTGGGTAGAGCTGGGCGACACCGTTGATGCAGACCGATTCCCAGGCCGCCTTATGGACTTTGCGGAACTGTCCCTCGAAGCCGCCCATGACTGGGACCGCGCGTGCGTTGACTTCGTTCATTGGGCTGCTACCCCTATGAACAGGGGTTCAACGTTAGGGCGAGGGGATAAATGGTAGGGGGCAGGACCAGCACGGTCGTATTCTATGCGGCGTGCATCATCTTCGGCATCGTTTTCGCGTTTTTGGTGATGGACTGGTACTTCGACGCCGCCGACCTGTGCGGTAAAGGAGAAAGCACTGGTGAATGCGTCCGAGAATGGTTCGGGGCATGGAGTGGATACATCGCCGCCGCCGCCGCTGGCATCACTCTCTTTGCGCTCTACGACCAGATCAAGGAACAGCGGAAACAAACCGAATTCACCGTCGGAGATACTCTTCCGGCCATGAATGTTGTTCCAGATCTCGATGATGTTGAACAGATCGTCGTCCGTGTCGTGAACTGGAACAGACGTGGTGTCATCTTTCTGGGCATGAATGTGAACGGACTTGGTCCCGCAGCCAAGCACTCGGTGATGGAGTTGAAGATGGACGGTAGGACGGTACCTGACTGGGGCAATCCCTATTTGCGCGGGTGGGAAAACCGTCAAGAGTCCCCGCCTGTTGCTCAGTTCAAGGTAGCTGCCACAGTGGACGAAAAGCTGGTTCGCAAATGGCCGGACAAGACCAGCGTGGACGTCTATCTGCAGATCATCGACACAAAGCACCGTAACGAAAAGCTCACGGGCTGGCTTCATCCGGAAGGGGCGGATCATGGGGAAGCGCATTAGTCTGCGGGCTCGCTGATAATGGGTGAAAGAATGCTGGGCGCAATTGGTGGCGCCTCAAGGATGTCGAACATGCTTGGGGTCTGGCGCTTCGCCTCGGCCTCACGACAGTAGTAGAGGCCGTCGGCGAAAGAGACCTCGTTGAGTTCCGACGCCATGCCGATCCGACCCTTGAGGATGGCGCGGTACGGCACAGTCATCAGGCCACCGAATGGATCGTAGATCACATCGCCTGGGTTCGAGTACCGGTCGATCAGCCGGTCGACGATGTCGAACTGCAGCGGGCAGATATGCTTCTCGACGTTGCGGGAGGACTGGCTACCGTTCAACGTCAGCATGCGGACGACGTCGGACCAGATCCATGGCGAATGCGAAACCGGCGCCAGTGCCATGTATTCGGTTGGCAGCCGATCCTTCGCCTGCAGGACCTCGCCGATGGCGACGACCTCCTCGTGGTCGTAGACCGTGGCCTCGCTGTAGGTACGGAACGCCTTCGGCACCGCACGTGGCGGGATCGCGGCCCATTCCTCTCGGGACAACAGCCGGTTGCCGCTCGATCGCCAATGCGCATGGGCATCGAGCTGCCAGCGCGCCAGGCTGTAGGCATCGCGGGATTTCGTGACACGCTCGTCGGCGTAACCCTTGGTCCGGTCGGTCTGCGGCTTGTGGAAGAGGAGCACGTATTCGGGGGAACCCACCCCCATCTTCGAACCGTCTTTCAGCATCTCGGTGTAGCCGAGCCGGTAGTTGCCGTTGTTCTCGGTGACGACGTCGGTGTCGACTGTGATCATGCCGCAATAGTCGAAGCCGTGGCGGATGAAGTGGAAGATCGTTTCCGCATGGAATGGTGACACTGTTGGCAGTCCGGAGCCAGTGACATTGCCGAACAGGATCCGATCCTTGACGTGGATGCAGGCGAGCCGGCCGGGCTTCAAGATCCTGAACAACTCCGGTGTCAGGAAATCCATCTGACGCCAGAAGTGGGCGTTGTCGTCGGTGTGCCCGAAGTCGTTGTAGCTCGCCGTATATTCGTAGTGGTTGCTGAACGGGATCGACGTCACGATCTGGCCGATGCTATCGGCGGCCGTTCGCTGGGCCTCGTCGACGCAATCGTTGAGGGTGATATGGAAGAACTCGCCGGTCTCGACCCTGCGGTCGACGCCGATCGAGCGCTGCAGCACCGATTCCAGGGGGAGGCGACCTAGACCGTATTTCCTGATGATCTCGGTCATCCGTTCCATCATGCGGTCGTGTTCGGCCCACTTCTCTTCAAGGATGCGGCGGGTCCCGCGTTCGGCCTCCGAATAGATGATGTCGATCCTGCAAGCGCGGCTCTGGCCGAACCGGACGATGCGGTGGATCGCCTGAATGAAGTCGTGAAACTTCGCGTCGATGCCGGCGAAGATCGACCACGCGCAATGCTTCTGGAAATTGCAGCCGGCACCAGACATCTCCGGCTTCGTCGCGAGATCCCGGAACCGACCTTCCTTGAAGTCGACTGCATTCTGCTCGTTGGTGTCGAGATCCTGAGAACCGAAAATAGAGCGGACCCCCGGCACCGCGGCCTCGATGGCGCGGCGTTCATCCTCGAGGTGGTGCCAGAGCAGTCGGTGTTCCTCGGGATCCTCGGCGATGAGGTCCACCATCTTGGCGATGCGGGCTTCCATGCTGATGCGCTTCTCGCGCGCGGCATGGACAACACTGGCGCCGGGATCGTTGATGAGAAGGCCTTGGCCGTCGCGATCGAACCCGGCGGCGCCGTGGTCGGTCTGGACCTCGTGCCAGTTCACCTCCATTGGCGGCAGGACGTAGCCGTCATCGGAGAAACCGAGATCGGCCGGCGACTGCAGGAACACTGCCCAGCTGTTCACCCAGAGCCAGAACTCCTCTTCCTTATGCGGGTAGAGCGTGAGCTCGTTGGCCTTCTCGCTGTTGCGCTGGAAAAAGCGTGTCAGCGCCTGGCCGGTGTCCATGATTTCTAGGAAGCCGGCGTAGTGGATGATCTCCTTAGTACGGTTCGGTGATGGCGTCGCTGTCGCCACGAACTTGAAGGGCTGGCCTTGGAAAAGCGGAAGGAAGGTCTGGTAGGTCTTCGTTCCGTAGCCGCGGAGCACAGCAGCCTCGTCGAGCGATGACGCCGCGAACATGCTGGGATCGATCTTGCCGTCGCGCACGCTCTCGTAGTTCGCGACATGGGTGACGTCGTCGTCGACGACCTCGTCATCACGTCGGATGAAATGAAGATCAGTGGCGAACTCGCCGTGGAATCGCTCCTTGGCCTCCGAGAAGAATTCGTGGCGGACGCCGAGCGGCAACACGATGAGACGACGGCCGGCGGCGCGTTTCCCGATGAGGCGCATCAATTCGAGCTGGATCGAAGTCTTGTGGAGCCCGAAGGCCGCGAAGATGGCGCGACGGCCGCCGGCGAGCGCCCATTTCACGATGGCGCGGCAGTGTGGGGCGAGATCTGGGTTGATGTCGGCGTCATCGACGTCGAACCCGGTCGCTTCGGCGACCTTCATCTTGGACCGAAGGAAGTCGAGGTAGGCGGTCACTCCGCTGCCTCCCGGAACACGACGGGGGCTGGTTCGCGGCGCTTCGGGGCTGCGTCGGCCATGATGGCGCCGACGCAGGCCTTCATTTTCGAGACCGAGACCGCATTGCCGATTTGCTTGATCTTGTCTGTCTTTGTCCCCGCGAACTCGTACGTGGCTTCCTCAGTATTGAAACCCATGGCTGCAGCGAGTTCATGGGGCTCGAGCATGCGGAAGAGAATGTCGTACTCGGGCGTAGCCTCAGCGAATGCAAACTCGCCCCCCTTTGCCGTCGTCATGGTTGGCACTTGGTCGACGTTCACATCGCGCGCCTTTGCACCACCGCCCGATTGAGTAACGGGCACGACCATGCCGAAGCGATCTTTGGTTGTGACCGTCGGCAGTGGATCGTCGCCGCTCCCGGCCGTCTGAGTGGCTCCATAGTAGGAGGTGATCAACAGGTGCGAATGCTTGGCTACTTGCGTTGGCGTCGGCTCTTCGACTGATCTCGCGGTGCCGTCGGCATGGCGGGAGAGCACGAACGGCTCCACCACGGCATAGGCGCTGCCGTCGCCATGAATGACGCCCAGTGGGTCCTCAAGGCTATGCGAGCGCCGGCTGTTCGGATCCTTCTCGCGAGCATCGTTACCGTGAGCGACGGTCACCAGCATTGGCCGAGCGCATCCTGGGTGCTCTTCGGACCCGGCACCGCCAGTCATGATCGTCGGCAACGGATCCTTGGTCGAGCGAGGTGCTCCACTGTTGTGCTGCGAGAGCACCAGCGGTTCAGCTAGCCAGACCCCGCCCTTGGTATCGAGGGTTGGTACCGGATCGATTGATACGCGTTTCGCCTTGTTGCCCTTACGGCCGTTCATGATGACTGGTTCGGCAAGTCCTACATGACGGGCTGTCGCCAGTGCTGGAATCGGCTCGTGGATGCTACGGCCGTCCATGTGACGACGGAGGATAACGAGATAGGGTTCCGGCCAGCCGAACTTGACGGCGCCGGCGTAGATCCGGGCCATTGTCTTCGGCGCCAGATCCTTCTTGCGGCCGAAGATCGATTTGCCCTTGATCGACCAGTCGATGATCTCTTTCGCCGGCCGCCAAGGCAGTGCACCAGAGAACAGATCGGCGTTGACGTCATCACGCTTGCGGTGTGTCGGCATCGGCCAATGGACCTTCCTGCCATCAGAACGCGCCATCAGAATGAAGCGCTGGCGCGTGGTGGCGTCGCCGTAGTCGGCGGCATTCAGCTTGCGCCACTCAGGCTCGAACCCGAGACGCTTGATGGTCTCTATCCAGGCGTGGAAGTATTCGCCCTTGCGTTCTTTGATCGGTTTCCCCGTCTTCGGGTCCACCGGCCCCCAGCCGCAGAACTCCCAGACATTTTCGATGATGATGCGCTTCACCCGGAGCTCGGTAAGCCAAGTCACGATGTGCCAAGGATCGCTGCGCTGCTGGTCCGACGTCGGCTTTCCACCGCGCGCGACGCTGTGATGCGTGCAGGTCGGCGAAGCCATCAGCAGGTCCAGATAGCCCTCAGGCACGATGATATGAGGGCGCACCGTGGCGATGTCCTGCACATAATGCCGAGCTTCGGGGTGATTGCGCTGGTGCGTATCAATGGCCGTTGGCCAGTGGTTCAGGCAGACGAGCTCCATATCGAGCCCGAGCCCTTTCAGCGCTCGCTCCGCCCCTGTGGATGAGCCGCCGGCCCCACATAGGAGATCGGCGACGAGCATCTTCTTCGGCTTTTTACCGGTCATACCTGTTCCCTGTTTTGTTGAGATCGCGCCATTCCTTGGCGCCTTCGATGTCATCACGAGCTGTTTCGTCGAGCTTGGCTGCCATCTCGGCGGCGATGGAACGGAGTGCGCTGGCCTGCGATGAGGCCAAGCCGTCGATCATCTGTTCCCAGGCGGCCCCAACGGCTGCGAGATCACTGCGCATCGCGGATCTCCGGGGCGGCAAGGATGGCGGCGCCGACCCGGTAGGCCTCAAGCGCGGCGGATATCTTGGTGATGACGCCGGCCTCTTTCATGAGCTCGCGATCGCCGCAGAGACCGCGATTGGCGAGATCGTGCGCTTCGGCGAGACCGAAGGTGAGCTGGGTCGTCTCTGTGCCGGCGTCGAGTTTGGCGACCTCGATGCCATTGGCGCCGGCGCGGGCGATGCGCTCCGCGTTCTGGCCGTTGATCTTCCAGCGCCAGAACACCGGCTCCGGACGTGTCGTCGACTGCGGCTCGCCGGTCTGGACGATGGTGACGCCACGGTCGGAGAGAAGCCTAAGGATGTGATCGGCACGCATCCGGACGGGCTCGCGACCGGCTTCGAACCATTCCGACCACAGCGGGTGGATGAGGCCGAGGCGTTCGAGGCGGATGCATTCCGCTAGGATGTCGCGGATCTCCCTCATGACCACTTCCACGTGAAAGCGATGACGAGCGGCCCAACATGGATCCCGACGCTGGTGTCTCCCCAGGCCAAGTCATGTTCGTAGCTGACAGCGAAAGGCAGCGCACAGACGTTGCAGATCCCGACCGAGATCTTGAAGCTTGTCATCTCGGCGCCCTCACGTCCTTCCGGTACTTGGGCTCAAAACCCTTGGGCACGAACCGGTAGCCACGGCCCCAGACCGTCTCGACGACATCGAGGCCGCCGTTCATCTGGGCCAACTTCCGGCGAAGTTTGCAGATCAAGACATCGATGATCTTGCGTTCGGGCTCGTCTTCACCGCCGTAGAGGCGATCCATGAGCTCGTCTTTTGACAGCGCGCGTTCGGGTTCCCGGGCCAGCGCCATCATCACCTTGGCCTCGCTCGTGGTGAGGTGCTGCTTCTTGCCGCCGCCTTCAACGTTCCCGGTTTCGGCATCGAGGACGCAGCCAGGCATCTGGATCATGAGGTGGTCGTTGTAGACGCCGCGGCGCGCCAGCATCTTCAGCCTGGCCATGAACTCGTCGCGGTCGATCGGCGCCGGCTGGACGTCGTCGGCACCACATCTCAGGATCAGCGACATCGAGCTGGGGTGCGCTTCCTGCTTGTCGAGCAAGACGAATAGGATGTTGCGGACGTCGGCCTTGCGGAAGTTCCGGCAAGTCACAGCGGCAAAGCTGGAATAAGTGGCCCGGATCACACCGATGGCGTCGGGATCTCGGTAGAGCGCGGAGCAAAACTCCGGTGGGAGTGGTTGCCCATCGGAATCGAAGCCGGCGGCTTCCGCTGCAGATCGCAACGAATTCTCGACGTCCCGTGATGGCGCAAGAACGATGACGCGTTTCATCGGGCACCACCGAAGATCACGAACGCGATGAACGCGACGGAGGCAACGAAGAGGGCGATGCAAAGCGGTGTCGGGATCGAATGGGGGCGGCGAACACGGCCGCCGAGTGGGCGGGTCATGCTGGGACCTCATCGGTTGGGGCCTGGGCCTTGCGGAAGACTTCGAGGCGCTTGTCATCGACCGGTTTGAACCGGTAGGCCCCGAACGGGGTCTCACCGAGATCTGGGCTCGATGGTCGATGGACCTCGACGAGCATGACGCCGGGTTCATCGAGTGGGCGGCCGCACAAGACCGCAAAGAGCTCGTCGGGATCGGTGACTGCACGGATCGTGTAGACGTGCCCTAGGACGATCTCTTTGATGCCAAGTTCGTTCTGGTAGTCGTCGTCGACGCATACGACGAGCTGGCCAGGATGAGGATCCCAATCCATCAGAACCGCTCCGGAATGGCTGGCTTCGCGTACCGATCGGCGAGGCGCTCGGCTTCACGCTTCCGGCGTTCTGCGGCCAGGAACAGCGGATCGACGGGCGGTGCATTCTTGGGGTCGATGAGGAGGCAAGCGCAGTACCAGATCGCCAGTGCGTCGGTACGATCGTAGCCCTTGTCGGCCTCGGCCTCCTCTGGGGTCACCCAGCCGAGGTCGATGCATTTCTGCCGAACCAGCGGCTTCGCGACATCATCCTTGGGCTTCTTCGGCAGGAATTTCGACCGAACCGTCGAAAGCCAGATCCTGTGCTCGCCGCGATCTTCCTTGATGACGAGGTCACGGTTGCGAACCCCGAGGAGACGCGACGTCGCAACGATGACGCCGATCAACCCGTTCTTCATCTCCGAGGTTTCGTAGTTGGTGTTATTCTTGACGCCGGTGTCGGGAACCGCACGTTCGACCACAACGACATCGGCCGGATAGGCGGTCAGAAAATCCGTTGTCCAGCGCATCGCGCCTAGCATGACATTGGAATAGCTGGCGCCGGCGCCGGACTTCGCGAAGAACTGCGATCCCGACTTCGGGGTTTCGCCGATCGGGCCATATGCCCAGCCGAAATGTGCTGCGGCATCGATTGCAAGAATGCGCGGTGCGGTCATCATAAACTCCGCCCTGTCGGGCTTGGATTGGGTGGACGTCTCTCCGTCCTGTCACGCCTGATAGGAGGTGGCGTTCCCCCTGCATGGTCCGCCCCATGCGGCCTACTCACCGGCTCCGCATGGCCCTACCGCGGGCCAAGCTTCATCACCGGCTTTCGCAAGGGATCAGTTCGGCCGGGCGGCTGCGTCCCAGTCTTCATCCGACATGCTGCCCTTGACGGCCGCGATGACGGCCGCGGTCGTGGCGTCGGGCTTGTTCGTTTCCACGGAATCCTCGCGGGCAACAGCGGCGGCGCCGAGACCGAAATTGGCGAAATCATTTCCGAGCGCGGTGCGGATATCGACGGCGAATTCGCGGTCATCATCCTCGAGGCCATCGACCTTGCCCTCGGCGCGCTCCAGGAGAGCCTCGGCCTTGCGCTTGATCTTCTGGGCATCGGAGATCGCCCGGATCACGCCCTTGTTGACGCCCTGCTTTTTCGCATCGGCGAGCAGCGTCTTCTGGTCGGCGTCGACTTCCTTCTGGATCGCCCGCTTCTTCGTCTTGAAGTCGGCGTCGAGGAGCCGGAGCTTTTCCTCGCGGGTCTGCTCGAGGCGGTCGAACTCCTCGACGAAAGATGCGGCTTCCTTGGCAGATGCCCTGTTGGGACGTTCATGAATCGCGGTCACGCGAACTTCCTTTCAGCCGAGACGATCTCGGCGCGTTGGCGCTTGGTGTAGTCGGTACGGGAAAGCCGTTGGTGGGGGCCGCAGTAGGTGCGCTCGGGCTCCTTGTCGGCACCGCAGCAGAGCAGGCCCTTGCCCTCGATCCCATCGACTGGCCATTTGCAGCCGGTGTTCACCGCGAAATGGACAGGTGGAATGCCGGGAATTGGATCAAAGGCGTCCTTCGTGGCGACGACGACCCCTGGTGAAGTCGCTCGCTGCTCGGCCCGGGCCTTGAAATCGTAGGGATGGGGATTGTTGGGGCCCCGCATCGGGGCAACTTCGACAGATCCAGCTGCGCTTCTGCGAAGTACCTTGTCGCGCTTCGGCGTTGGTTTCCGTGGCGTATCGCCGCCGAACTTGGCTGGGGTCTTGCCGGCGCGCTTCTCACGTGCCGCCTTTGGCTCCGGACTCGAGGTACGTGGCTTCAGCGATAGGGCGCCCTTCGCACGTAGCGATGACGCTATGGTTCCGACGGCATTCCGGGAGGTGGCACCAAGCTGCGCCGCGATCTCGCTATAGGTGAGGCCCTTCACCAGAAGAGGCTGCACCGCTGCCTCTTTCGCCCTGCGGTTCATATCGACCCAGGCCGTCATCTGGCGTCTCCGTCGCCTGCGGCTTTGATTCCGGCGCGATCCAATGCGCCAGCGAGTCGCCCCAGTTCGCGAACTTCTTCGCCGCCCAGGCCCGCCGCCGGAGCGGTAAGAAGCGCCTCCAGCCTATCGATGGTTTCTCCGAGTTCACGTCTTGCACGCTTGGCCTCCTCGACGGCCTTGAGTTCCTGAAGAGCTATGACCTCTTCGTAGTCGACGCGGCGGGCTTCCCCGAAAAACCACGATCTCACGCGGTTCCACGTCAGGTCCTCGATCCGTTGTTCGAATTTCTTGTTGGTCAGCGCGTTGTGAACTGCGCTGACCTGCTTCTTCCATCCCTGATGAGGCGCAAGGATCTTGGCCACATCACGAGTGAGCAGCTGGGTACGCACAACACTAGACATGGAACGCTCGCCCGCGTCGCCATGCTCCGAACGAGATTCGGAGAATCGCGAACGCTTTCCTGAGAAGTCCGAACCGATCATCGCTTAATCTCCTTCCAGCGACGGAACTGGAGACGAAAGCAGATGAACAACCGGAGAAACGACGAGCCACCACCAGCTGGGAAAGCGAGGGGGCCACCAAGCCGGCGAGATGCCGGCATGCGCGCAACCCGACCGGATTGTTGCGCGAGAAGAAAATCACTGCGGCGCCCTCGCTGTAACGAGGTCCGCAACAGTGACAGACAGGACGCGGGAAACTTGCTCGAGCCGGTGCAGGTTCATGGATGAACGGCCTTGCTCGATACGGTTCATGTTGGTCCAGTGGATGCCAAGGCGGTCAGCGAGAGCCCGTTGGGAGAGCCGGTGGACCTCACGAGCTGCCCTGATGTTGTCGCCGACAACGGTGCGCAGGTCAGGGGAGGTCATTTCGAGACCTCGGTCTCGGTGGTGAGTTCGAGGTTGTAGAAGTCGGGTGCTGAGACTTCTCCCCGCGTGACCTTATGGATGCGCTCGATCTGGTCTTTCCGAGGAAGACGCTCTTCGGCAAGCCACTTTCGCAGACCCGAGACCGAACAATCGCCAATCATCTCGGCGAGTTGCTCGTCGGAGAGACCATTTTTCAATTTCCAGGCTGAAAGTTTCATTTCTATAAGCTTCCCCATTATGGGAAAGATTGCAAGCAGATTTTGGGGAAGGCTCGCACCTGTGGTGCATGGTAGAAATCCCGTTATGGGTAATCAGCTCAAAAAAATCCGCGAATCCAAAGGGATGACGCATGATGACGCCGCCGCCGCGATGGCGATCTCGCGCGGCCAGTACATCAAGCTCGAGCGCGGGGAGCGGCGCCTCAACGAGGATTACATCCTGCGGGCATCGCGGGTATTCGGTGTCCCGGTGCAGATGGTGATCGCCGAAGATGACGAGTGGTCAGGTGATGGCGAGCTGCCGTCGGCGCCGATAGGTGCCAACTTCCTGCCCTTCGCGGGAACGACGCAGGCCGGTGTCTTCGTCGATGTCGAGCTCCACGCCAACCACGAGCCCCAGGCCGTCGCGATCTCGCCGGATCCTCGGTACCGGCAGGCGAGACAGTACGTCTGGCAGGTCCTCGGCGATTCCATGAATAAGGCCGGGATCCATGACGGGATGTTCGCCGTCGGCGTCGACTACGTGGACTTTGTGGCGCATTACCGGCCGATCGAAACCGGCGATATCGTTGTGGTTGAGCGCATGCGCTTCGGCGGCCAGGAGCGGGAGCGTACCATCAAACGGTACTGGGAGGAGCCGAATGGCGTCGCCCTGCTGCCGGAATCGACGAACCCTCACCACAAGCCGATTCTCATCCCGAAAGATGGCGTCGTCGAAGGCGAGGAGATCCGCATCATCGCCTATGTGACGGGATCCTATAGCCTGTTCGGCAAGGCGATCTTTGACCTCGACGAAGGTCAGAAAATCCACCTCTGATTACGATCTGCCGTTCTTGACAAGCTGCTGCGCGCGGTTCACCCGCGCGTGCTCGCCATCGCGCAATCGCGCGGAGGACAGATATAAACCTTCAAGCTATAGCTCTACGTTTCCAGGTTCTCTCTGCGTTCGAACCTAGAGCAAAACCTTCACCGATTCCGTGTCCCGCTACTGTGCCGTGTGGGTGCTGACGCACCCACTGCGTAGAGGCACTACGATTCAATTTCGGAGTTTGCGCGCGCGCACGTTTGCCTTTTCGGGGCGATTGCGGTCTAAAAAATATTCCCCAATATGGGTTTTGATGGCTTGACGACTTTCCCGTTTTGGGGAAGGCTATGGGGCAGAGGAGAAATCCGATGCAAAACCCAGCGCCACGACGAGACCCCGAAACCGACGACCTGGCCGGACTTCTGTCCGACCTCGGAAAGCTGTTCTTCGCTTTCCTGATCTTCCCGGCGACCTGGCTGGTGCTGTCCGCTTGCGTCGTCGACGCGATCAAAGGCGGGTTCTGATGATCGCCGCTGCAGTCGCCATCCCGCTCGGGGCCGATGAGGCCAACGACACCCTTGACGCCCTGATGCAGGCCGAAGCTTTCGTTGCCGGCTTCGAAGGAGATCGCACCCAGGAAGGCGTCGCAGATATCCTCGCCGGCCTGCGCCTCGCCATCAATCGGGAGCAAGCCGCTCCTGCAATGCTGGCCGCGTTGAAACTGGCAGAGGCTTGCCTTTCAGGAACCCTCCTTGCTCGCGGCTATGCGCCCGGCTCGTGCACCGATGAGTGGGCTGCTGAAGTTCGGCTTGAGGTACGCACACTCGCAGATGTCCGCGCTGCCGTCGCACAAGCGGAGGGCCGCTGAGATGGACGCGCCATCGATCATCCCCAGCCTCGACGATCTCCGCAGCTGCCTCGAACGTGCCGAACGCGACGCGGTATGCGCCGAGATGATCGACGACTTCGCTCGCCGCCAGGTCGAGCTCCCAAAAGCCACGCGCCGCGTCGCCGAGCTGCGTGCCCAGATCTCCCGTCTTGAGGAAACGTTCTGATGAGCGAGCTCGCCGATCTTTCGCACGTATCCGACAGCCAGCTGCGAGCCTGGGCTGATTTCCGAGTGATCTCGTCGGCGCGCTACGTCGACGAAATGGCCCGACGCGGGAAGGTTTATTCCCAGGTCGACGCACCGCCGCTCGATTACGAACTCGATGCCGATCTCGATCTCGACCTCGGGCTCGACTTCACCGAGCTCGCGATCGCTGATGCCGACGACTGCCCGCCATTCGAGGCCCAGCCGATGTTTTCCGTCATCGGCTGGATCAGCCTGGGCGCCGGTGCCGTCGTTGTTGTCGCCTTGTTCGTGGTCGCGTTGTCATGACCGCCGCCCCAGAGATGACCCCGCGGCTTTCCGACGAGCAGCTCCGCGCGCTCGCCGATGATGCCTTTGTCGTCCTGAATTGGGCGAAGCGGAACAGGATGACCCGCGAGCTCCAGCTCGATCAGGTCGTCCGGACGTTCGAAGTCCGCCTCGGATACCGGCAGCCGGAGGCGAGGCAGTCATGATCATCGTGACCATTTTCGCGCTGACGATGCCGCCGTCGCCGATGTTCGAGCAGAAGTTTGCCGATCAGGTCGACGCCGATCGGTACGAGTCATTCTGGCGACGTCTCGGCCAGTGCCATATCCGCCGGCAGGTGCGGACATGATCGACATCGCCCCAACCACAGAGGCTGAGACCAGGAACCGCGATCTCGCAATTGCAGCGGCATCGCAGGCTGCCGACGCGCTGGCCGAGTTGTTGCGCTACGCCCGTGAAGGTGACGGCAGCATGTCCGGGGCCTTCGGTACCGATGTCGTCGAGCAGCTGCTCGACGCGGCTAAGATGGCCGCCGAAATCGAAGGCTGGCCCAATAGCCATGAAGAACGCGGCCAGGTCTACGCGTCGATCGCTGACTTTCTTGAGGGCTGGGCCTGATGGACAACAGCCCCTTCACCCGATTCACCGATGCCGAGGTCCGCGACATGCTGCGCGGCGCCGGGCTGGCATCTGATCTCGACGCCGCCAATGTCGCCAAGCTTGGCCTTACCCGAATCATGACGCAGCGCCAGCGCGTGCTGGCTGCTTTCGCTGAGAATCCTGACGTCGATGCGATCTTTGCAGCGCTGGGCAGGCAGGTGCCTAAATCCAGCATTCGGTCCTACCTCTGCCGCGCGGTTCCGAACGGCGAATGGCGGCAGCGCAACAAGCGCGGATCGGGCAGGGCGGCATGACCATCCAGATCATCCGCCCAGCCGATCGCACTGCCTGGCTCGCCGCTCGCAGCAACGACGTCACCGCCAGTGTTGCCGGCACGCTCTTCGGAATCGATCCGTACCGGACCCCATACGAACTCTGGGCCGAAAAGACCGGCCGGCTTTCCCCCGACGAGGAGGAAAGCGAGGCGATGGAACGCGGCAACCTCATGGAGCCCGTCGCCGTCGAGATGGTCAGGAGGCGGTATCCGGAATGGACCGTCACCTATGAGAACGACCGCGCCTACTACCGCGATCCCGACCGCCGGATCGGAGCGACCCCGGACGCCTTTCTTGTCCGGCCGGATCGGTACGGCACCGGCAACATGCAAATCAAGACGGTCTCTCAGGACGCCTTCGAGAAGTACTGGCTGGATCCTGACAGCGGTGAAGTGGTGCCGCCACTCTGGATCGCGGTCCAGACCATCACCGAGGCGCGGCTGACGGGTTGCCCATGGGCCTGCGTCGCGCTCGTCGTCCTGACCGTGCGCGGCACTCTGAAGCTGCACGTCATCGATATCCCGATCGTTCTCAAGCTCTGGAACCGCCTCGTCGAGAAGGTCGGGTTGTTCTGGGCAATGGTCGAGAGCGGTCAGGAACCGGAGCCGGACTGGCAGCGCGATGGCTCCGTAGTGCTCGACGTCTACCGCAACAGCGAGCCCGACCGCCGGGATCTCACCGGACGCGACGACATCAATGATCTCGCCGGCCGCTACGTCGAAGCGAAAGCCATCGCCGCTGAAAACACAGCGATAGCGGACCGCATCCGCCCGCAGATTATCCACGCCCTCGGCACCGCCGAGATCGGCCAGACCACGAACTGGCAAATCAGCGCCCGCACCTCGGTTCGCACCGGTGATTTCGGGGAACCGATCAAGACGCGCGTGCTGCGCGTCAAACCACAGGAGATCCACAGTGGAAGTTTCTGACGCCCCATCCATCGCTGGACCAGGGCACAACCTGGCCTCGGTCACCGATATCCTGAAGGACCGCTTCGTTGGTCTCATCGACGAGGTCGAGGCCCTCGCGAACCAAGCCAACGCGGCACGCGATGCCCTCGGCACTCCGCCCACGGTCACAACCGACGAGCAGCGCGACCAGCTGACCAAGCTCGGCCTCGATGCCCACAAGCTGGGTAAACGGCTCGACGAAACCAAGCTGGCGACAACGAAGCCGCTGCGTGACGAGGTCACGGAAACGAACGGCTTCTTCCAGACGCTTGCCACCCGTCCGGACAAAATCAAGACCGCGTTCCAGCAGCTCGTCGGTACCTACGACGAGGCCAAACGTGCCGCGGAGCGTCGCAAGGCCGCCGAAGTGGCCGAACAGGCGCGCCAGGAGGCCCAGCGCAAGCTCGAAGAGGCGGCGGCATCCAACCACGGCGTGATGAGTGACGTCGTGCTCAAGGAAGCGTCGGACGCCGAGCATCGTGCCGCAGTCCTGGAGAACGCAGCGTTGTCCGCCGGCAGCGGCCCGACGCGGACCGAGGGCGGCACGATCAGCCGAGTGACGAAGTGGGATTTCCGCATCGTTGAGGCCGCCAAGATCGATCTCAACAAGCTGCGCGCCCATTTCTCGATCGCCGATATCGAGAAGGCGATCCGAGCGCACGTCCGCGCCAACCGCGATACCGCACCGCTCGCCGGCGTCGAGATCTTCCCAGACACCAAAACCCAGTTCCGCGGCTGATCTGCCCCGGCAATAGGAGACCATTGCGATGAACGAAGTTGCCGAGCGCGGTACACGAGAGATCGACGTCGTCCGCCATCAGTTCGCGAACATGAATGATCAGTTCAAGGCGGCGTTGCCGGCTCACATACCGGTGGAGCGGTTCGCTCGCGTTGTCATGACGGCGATCCAGAACAAGCCGGAGCTGCTGTCGGCACCTCGCAAAGATCTGTTCAATGCCGCGATGAAGGCCGCCCAAGATGGCCTCCTGCCCGATGGTCGAGAAGGCGCGTTGGTGCTGCGCGGGAGTGTCAAGAAGGGCAATACGTCGATTACCTGGCAGCCGATGATTGCCGGGATCCGGAAGAAGGCGCGTAACAGCGGCGAGATATCGACCTGGGATGCGCATTGCGTTTACGCCAACGACTTCTTCGAGTTCCAGCTCGGCGATGCCCCTCAGATCAACCACACCTATAATCTGAAAACCGAGCGGGGAGAGATTGTCGGCGCTTACTCCGTCGCTGTTTTGAAGGATGCGACGAAGAGCTACGAGGTCATGTCGATCGGCGAGATCCGGGCGATCCGTGATCGGTCCGATGCCTGGAAGGCCTTCAAGGCCGGGTACATCAAGTCGACCCCGTGGGAGACCGATGAAGGCGAGATGGCGCGGAAGACGGTCGCGCGCCGGCATTCCAAAGTTCTCCCAATGTCGACGGATCTCGACGATCTGATCCGGCGTGACGACGAACTCTACGACCTGAAGGGCGCCCAAGAAGAGGCGGCAGCGGTACGGCCGAAGTCCCTTGCCGGCCGCCTCGATGCTCTCGCCAACCAAGAGACACCTGCAGATATCACTGATGCCGATCCCGTAACGGGAGAGATCATCGAGGTTGAGCAGGACCAGAAACCCGCCGACGACCCGAAGAAGTCGGCACCGAAATCGGAGGCTGGTTCGTCCCCCGCCGCCTCCGACAAGCCCGGTAAGTCTCCCCCCGCCGATACCGGGCAGCAGCCGTCGTCCGACTCCTCCCCCTCCCAGTCGGACGACGGCGACCTCATCGCCGATGCCAACCGCAAAGGCCGGGCCGCCTACCGCAAGAACATGAACCGCAAAGCCAACCCGTTCCGCGAAGGCGCCGAACGAGACGCTTGGCTGGCCGGCTACAACGACGAGGCCGCAAAGGATGAAGACAACAGCCCTGAACCGGGATCGGAGGGCTGATCGATGTCCCAGACCTCTCGGTTCGGCCTGGAGCTGCCTCAGGCCACTGAAACCGGCACCGTCGAGTATGTCCGCACGGTCCTCGATCCCCAGATCGACGAACTGCAGAACCAGCTCGAGCTCCTCCAGGGCTTGAGGCGTGCAATCGCAGGAACGTTCGGCATCGATCGGCGAGGGGACGAGGCCGGCAGGTTCGGCCAGCTCGCCGACGCCGCAAAACGTGCCGAGTACGAAGGTGGCGACCAGGGCAATTCGGTTGGCGAGGGCCGCTTGGTCCCGCGAGGTCGCGTCGAGCGGCCGAGGATCGCGTCGTGAGCGCCGCTGTCGTGACCTTCCGTGTCCATTTCAAGGATGGCCACAGCGTCGATGTCGACGCCGCTGATGCGAAGGCGGCACGCGCCGCCGCTGAGCTCAAGCACGCCGGCTTTGTCTCCAAGGTCAAAGTGCTGAAAGGCGGGGTGCCGAAATGACGGGCCAGATCCAAGGCATCTGCATCGACACATATCGGAACAGGACGCGGCAGCTGATGTCCGTGGCGTCATCTGGGATGATCCAGATGACAACGAAGGAAGGCACCGCCGAACTCCCCTATGCGGCCGGCGACCTTCTTCTGGCCGATGACGACGGCCGCGTGATCTGCGGGCCCGTCAGTGTACCGGGTGCCGTCGAGCTCGCGGAACGGGTCCTCGAAGGCGACCTCGGCGCGATCACCCACCCCCTCACGCTGTTCGCCCTTGCAACCGCACTAGCCGGCTTCCGGATCGAACTCGATCCCGGCGAGCCCGACCCAGTCGAGCCGGCGGTCGCCGCGCTCGCAGCAACCACCGGAGCTTGATCCCAATGAAATACGCGATCATCGATACCGAGACGAGCGGTCTGTTCCGGTTCAAGGATGCCGCCGGCGTTCCGGTGCCGGCCGACGATCCCAGCCAGCCACGGCTCGCCCATCTCGGTGTCATCCTCGTCGACGAGCAACTCCAGGAGGAGCGCTCGATCGACCTCTACGTCCGGCCCGATGGCTGGAAAATGGAGCCCGAAGCGTTTGCCGTGAACGGCCTCACCGACGAGTTCCTTGCCGAGAACGGAGCCGATGTCCGTGATGTCCTCGATCAATACGTCCGTGTCATCGACGCCGGCTACGTCATCGTGGCGTTCAATGCGCAGTTCGACTGCAAGCAGATGCGCGGCGAGCTCCGCCGCGCCGGCATGGACGACCGTTTCGAGCAGACCCCGAACATCTGTGTCATGCGCACCTCGATGGCGCTGAAGATCAAGAAGGCCAGCGGCGGCGGAGGCTTCCCGAAGCTGGCCGATGTCTGCGCTCATTTCGGCATCGATCATAAAGCGGTCCACACCGCCGGTGGCGATGCCAGGGCCGCGCTGGAGATCTTCCGTCGGCTGCATGCCGCAGGGATGTTGCCCACCGCCCGAGTTCACTACGCGAAGACGCCACCACTGCATGCCGTGGAGCCGCCGGCGGGCCTGTCCGGCAAAGGCGCGACGGTCGCTGTCGTCGACGAATTTGTTTCTTCGCGATCGGAGCGATTCTGATGGCCGCGCTAATCGACAGTGTAGTCGAGGCCGTCCGCTCGGATCTGCTGTCCAGATCCCAGTTCGGCATCGAGAAATATGGCGTCACCCTTGATCGCAAGGATCTCAAGCTGCGGGACTGGCTGCAGCATGCCTACGAGAAGACCCTCGACCAGGCCAACTACCTGAAGCGGGCGATCATCGAGATCGAACGCCGAGCCGACGGCGGTGCCGATATCGTCATGCACCACACCGCAATTGCCTCGCCTGCCGGTGAAAGAACCCGGGCTGCGCGGGATGAGGCGATGGAGGCCACGCCAGCGACCGGGCAGCAGACGGTAGGCGTGGTCTCCCCCCGATTGCGTGGCCACCATCGTGAGTTCGACGCTGCCGACTTCGTCGTGACCACCAGGGGGACAGTCCTCAAGAGCAAATACGACGACGTTCGAATTGTGGTTGTTGACCATCTGACGGGGGAGCTCGCATCGTGAGACTCTCAGCAATCATAACGCGGCTAGCCGAGCTTGGCATTCGACTGCCGGTCCAGACGCATGTCGACGACAGCGCCACGATCGCGGATGCCGACGGCAGTGAAATCTGCGTCATCGACCCGAACCACCAACGCGACGACAGCACGGTCTTCGAGATCACTGCCCTTCTCATTGAGCTCATCAATGTGGCTTCGACGCCGATTGCCAGGGCGAGCCTAGACGCGTCCGACATCGGCGCCCAGGCCGTCGATGTTGCCAACGAGCTGGGGGCGGTACTCCAGGGCAAGAACACAGCCGCTTGCTTCATCGCGCTTTCGATGGTGCTCGGTGCCTCCGCCGCTATGGCGGCGCGACCGGACTTCGACGGCATGATGAAACGGATCGAGTCCGGCGCACGCGACAGCTTCCTTCGCGCTATGCAGGAGCAAGGCCGTGGCTGACTTCCATATCGATTCCAAGCAGTTCAACATTATCGGCGACATCGGCCATGTCCGCCTCGAGCCGGGTGACGTCATCGTCGTCACGTCGCCGCGCCAGTTGCCCGCGCAAGCGATGAACATAATCAGGCAGCAGGTTGGAAGCATCTTCGCTGGCCATAAGTGCGTCGTGCTCGACGCCGGCATGAAGTTCGAGGTTGCCAGGCCGGCCGGCGCTGGAGATTGCCATAAGCTGGACACTCCAGAGCGTGTGTTTTTCTACGAGCAGGATTTCTATGTCCTGTCGAACTTCTCGGCTTTCGCCATCATGTGGAAGGGCTTGCGCTTCGATACGTCGGAGGCGGTTTACCATTGGGAGAAGTTCAACAATCCCGATCCAACGCCATTCGAAGATGCGGTGCTCGATAGCATCCGCTGCGCACCATCGGCTCACGTCGCGTTCAAGATCGGCCAGGAGCACAAACGTCTACGTCGCCCCGATTGGGACGACGTGAAGGTCGATGTCATGCGCGAGATCCTTCGCGCCAAGGCCGACCAGCACGAATATGTCCGCCGCAAGCTCCTTGCCACCGGCGATCGAGAACTGATCGAGGATTCGTGGCGCGACGATTTCTGGGGCTGGGGGCCGAACCGCGACGGTAAGAATGCTCTCGGCAAGCTCTGGATGGAAATCCGGGCCGAGATCAGAGCACGCGAGGTGGTCAATGGCTGACCAACCTTCACCCGTAATCCAGGGTGTCGCTGAGATCGTCGCCGACCATATGGACGCGATCCTTAGGTGCTTTAAGCCCGGTGCCAAGATCACGGTATTGGTCCGGCACCCCGACACGCCAGACGGTCGGAAGGATTTCGTTCTTTCCGATGACGACCTCGCCCTGGCCGTGGTGGCCATTCAGCAGCGGCTCGACCCCGCCAATCCTACGATCCGAGGGGAGGTCTGAAATGGCCAACTACGTAACCTTGATGGGTGCGGAGGAAGTCCGCAGTGCTGCCAACACCATGATGTCTGCGGCCAGCGAGATGCGCGGCGCCGCTTCGTCTATCGACAACGCATTGGAACGCCACCAGCGGTTTCTCGACGACTGGCTCAGCCGGTTTGAGACCGCAATGGATAGGCTTCAGGATCCGGAGGCCAAGTCCAATGGCTGACGGTATCGATATGCTGCGGATTGGTGATGCTCCGCCCGGATCTACTCCGTTCTATCGCGCACCGGACGGTCTGCACTTCGATGGCCAGAACGGGCGCGTCATCGACTACGGCCACACCTTCGATCGAGCTCGCGGCTACCGCGTCTTCTTCAAGTTCGCTGACAGCAATGCATCGAACACTTGGGATCCTGAAAGCCTCCTTCAGTGGTGTCAGGAGCTAGAGCCCGTCGACGCCGGCCAGCGGCATTTAAAGATGACAGCAGGCCGCCTCGCGCGTCAGTGCGTGGTCATGAATCGTGAGTGGGAGCGGTTGGGAAAACCGGTCGACGGCATCTCCACTGAGCCACAGGGGAGGGCTTGATGGCTGAGACCTTCACCCTGATCCGCGTCGTCGACGTCGAAAGCACCGGCATCGACGACCCCTGCGAGATGGTCGAGGTCGGTTGGACCGATGTCCGGTTGTATCCGACCGGCTGGGAGATCGAACGCGGTCCCGAAAGCGCCCTCGTCAACCCGGGTATGGCGATCTCGTTTCCGGCGATGGCCGTTCATCACATCACCGATGAACAAGCCGCGGCCGGGATCTCGCCTGCGCAGGCCAAGCAGAACGTCCGCGCCGGCGCCGACATCCTTTGCGCCCACAACTCTGCCTTCGATAGCCGCTTCATCGGTACCGACCGGCCATGGATCTGCACATTCAAGGCGGCACGGACGGCATGGCCCGAGATGCAGTCGCACGGCAACGGCTCGATCCGGTACGAGCGGGGCCTCTGCCTCGGTGACGACCGCACCCAGCCGTCGCATCGTGCCGGCCCGGATACCTGGGTGACCGCGCACATCCTGCTCGACCTCCTGAAAATCTATCAGCCCGAAACGCTGATCGAGATGACGGGAAAGCCGGTCACCCTGATCAAGGTCGGGTTTGGAGAACACTTCGGAAAGCGCTGGGCCGACGTCCCGGACAGTTACCTCGACTGGATCCTCAACAAATCGAAGATGGCCGACGATCCGACCAAGGAAGACACGGTTCACACCGCGCGCCTCGAGGTCAGCAAGCGCGCAGCCGCAGCGGTGTCGACGTCAACACCTTTTCCCCGAACAGATGTCTATGCCTCGGGCGGGCACGATCCCGATGCCTGGCGCAAAGAAATGGAGCGCTTCTGATGGGCCGTTTCCTTGAAGTCGCGTTGTCGTCGTTCTGGTCGTTCCTCGGCACGCTGATCATCATGCTGGTCGTCTTCATCGTGATCATGGGGTTGTTGGGTGTCTTCCTCCAGACCCGTCGTCAACGTCGCACCCTGACCGAGGCAGACATCATCAAGATCGTCCGCGAAGGCATGGACCTCGGCAAACTCGACGCCCCGATCTCGCGCTTGATCAAGCGCAACGAACAGCGCGGGGGGCGTTGATGTCTGTCATTACTCCCTACCTGATCCGCGACGACGAAGAGTTCCAGCTCGCCCTGACGAGGTACCATCATTTCTCGGGGTCATCAGATGCCGTCGCCGCGGCGGCGCTGCGCGCCATGCAGCCGGTGTTCACCGCCCACAACAAGCGCGTCACCGATCTGATCGAGGCCAACAACCGGTATCTGCAGGAAGCCCGCAACTGGCGGATCGTCGAGCAGCTCAGAGCCGCCGAGGGCCACAGCGTCGTCATCGTCAATGACAATCCCGATTTCAACGGGCAGCCCGGCGCATTTGTGGAATGCGTCGGCGACTGGACGGGCTGGGACACCCAGAGGTTCACCGGCGCCACGATCGACGAGGCGCTCGGCAACGCGATCGTTGCCTTCAACAAATGGAGCAAAACCAATGTCTGATACCGCTCTGACAAAGGACTTCACCACCGAGGCCGTGCTGTCGGTCTTAACCGGCCGGCTGCTCTGCGATATCGGCGGCATCTACGAGGTGCTGAACTGGATGACCGGCGAAAGCCTGTACACCCATCAGCTACCCCGTGTTGGCAGGGAAGCCGAACCCGTCATCTTGGGCATGCATCCGCACCTCGCGGAGGCAGTTGCCGAGGCCGATCAGGTCAACGCGGAAAACTATGCAGCGTGGTCGGCGAAGTGGAAGGCCAGATACGGCGAGTCCATCGCGATACCGCGGTTCAACATCGCGGAACACGAGCGCATCGATCCAATGTCCGAGCTCGCCGAGAAGGCCCACCCGGATCGGATCGTCGTCCTCGACGGTTCTCAGCGAGAGGGTCAATCCTAATGTCCGAGACCATAGAACCCATAGCCGAAGACGACTTCGAATGGGCAATCGTCGAGATCTTTGGCCATCGGCGGCACGCCGGCCGGATCCGCGAAGAAGAAAAGTTCGGTGCCAAGATGCTGCGCATCGACGTCCCGACGCTCGTCGCCCCTGAGGCCGCAGAAGCCGGAAAGCCTATCGAGTTCGCCGTCGAGCGCTGGACGTCGCATTGGTACGGAGGCTCCTCGATTTTCTCGCTCACGCTGACCGATGAGGGAAGCGTGATGCGGGTGAACAGGCCGTACGCCTCGGCATCGCGATATCTGGCTCCGCCGGATCGTTACGATGGCGACGCGTCCGAGGACGTCTCGGCGCTGGACGATATCGAGAGGCCGTGGTGATGAACACACCAGCCGACCTCGACCGAGTGCTCGCCGCCATGGGCGACGAAGTGGTGACAGCGTCAGAACTCGCCAACCGTGTCGGCGTCTGCGAGCGGACAATCTACCGATGCGTGGCGCGCTTGCGGCGCAAGGGACATCGGATCCTGTCCGGGGCTGGCATCGGCTACCTGGTGCGGCCACGCCGCCCAGCGGCTGGGGAGGCCCGGGCCAATGGCTGATCTCCGGAACTGGTCGCCCCAGCAGGCCGCCGCGCTTGATGCGGTAGCGCGCTGGTACGGGAGCGGCCTCGATCGCAAGCAGGTTTTCCGTGTCTTCGGTTATGCCGGCACCGGCAAGACGACGCTTGCGCGCCACTTCGCCGACGGCCTCAAGGGTGCGGTCCATTACGCCGCCTACACCGGCAAGGCCGCGATGGTCATGCGCAAGAACGGCTGCCGTGGTGCCATGACGATCCATGCCACGATCTACAACGTCGACTTCAACCCGGAGACTGGCGTCAAGAAATTCGTCTTGAAGGATGTCGACGATCTCGGTGATGCCGCGCTGTTTGTCATCGACGAGTGCTCCATGGTCGACGAGGAGATCGGCAAGGATCTACTATCGTTTGGTGTCCCCATTCTGGTTCTCGGGGATCCGGCACAGCTGCCGCCGGTCAAGGGTGGCGGTTTCTTCACCGAGGCCGATCCCGATGTGATGCTGACCGAGATCCACCGGCAGGCCGCCGAGAACCCGATCGTTCAGATGGCAACCACGATCCGCGAAGGTGGCCGGCTCCGGTACGGGATCTTTGGTGTCAGCCGCGTGATCTGCAGGGCCGATCTCACCCAGGACGATGTCATGAAGGCCGACCAGGTGCTTGTCGGGCTGAACAAGACGAGATCCGCCTACAATTTCAGGATGCGGGTGCTCCACGATCGGACCGGCCCGATGCCGGAGGTCGGCGATCAGCTGGTCTGTCTGAAGAACGATCGCGAGAAGGGCCTGTTCAACGGCGGCCTCTGGAAGGTCGAGGAACTGCTGAAGCGCCGGAAAGGCCATCTCAACGATCATTGCGTCCGCATGCATGTGTCATCGCTCGACTTCGAGAAATCGACGCCCGTCGCGATCAAGGTGCGGAAAGAGTTCTTCGAGGGCGCCGGCAACGAGATCCCATGGAAGGAACTCAACGGCACCCAGCAGTTCGATTACGGCTACGCGCTCACCGTGCATAAGGCCCAAGGCTCCCAGTGGGAGACCGTCTGCCTGTTCGACGAGAGCGCCTCCTTTCAATCCGACCGCGCCCGCTGGCTCTACACCGGCCTGACGCGTGCGGCCGAGAAAATCACGGTGGTGATGTGATGCCTTACACCAAACTAGCCCTGGCACGATTCTGCGTCCTCGCCGCGATGCGGCTGCTGCCTCCCGACAGCTGGGCATTCGAACGCCTTGGTTGGGTCAACGATAGTCTCAAGATGCAGATGGGCCGCCACCGCGCGCCGGGAGAATCGTGATGCTGCACGGTTCCTTTCACGACGCCTCCAAGATCCGGCATCATGAAGCCGCCAAGTGGGTTGCCGATGCCATCGAGCAGTTGCGACGCGATGCCCAGGCCAAGGCGGCGCGAACAGCGGCACTCGACTACGAGCTCTACCAGACCCTCGCTAGGATCCCGCGACCGTACAAGGCACCGGCGCGGGAGCTAATCGAGCGCGTCGCGGCCTGGCACAGCGTGTCCGTCGCCGACATCAAGTCACAGGCGAGGTCGCGATACCTCATCGAGGCCAGGTTCGATGCCATCGCAGCGGTCAAGCTCGCCTATCCGGCCATGGGCCTTCAGCAATTGGGACGGCTGTTCGGCAACCGCGACCACAGCACCATTCTGAACGCATTGAAGAGGAGGGGGATCTCATGCTCGCTCGTGAAGGCGTGATGCCGGCGACGGATGCTGACCTCGACGAGGTCGAGCGTCGGCTTGCCACCCACGTCCATTACTCGTTCGACCGCTTCGTCATGGAGCGCGTGCTGGAGCGGCTGAGGCGCGCCGAGGCGGCCCGGCCGGCGGCCGTGATCCCCGAGCTGAGGCCAGCAGAGCGGTTTTCGGCGTCGTGGAAAAAGCATTGGGCCGACGGCTGGAACGCGTGCGTTGCGGCCATGGTTGAAGGAACCACGAAATGCTGATCACTGACCAACCTATGGAGTGCCACGGCCTCGATACGCCCGAGCGTGTCTGTTTCTACGAGCAGGATTTCTATGTCCTGTCGAACTTCTCGGCGTTCAAAGTACGTTGGGGGCCTTACACATTCGACACGAGCGAGCATTTGTACCACTGGCGACGGTTTTTCCTCGCCGGGGGTCCCATTTGTGATCGAATCTGTGACCAAATCATACGCTCGACCTCAGCGCATGAGGCTTTCAAGCTCGCGCAGACAAACAAATCCCATCAGGTCGAGCATTGGGACGACCTGAAGGTCGACGAGATGCGGGAAATTTTGCGTCTCAAGGCAAGCCAGCATGAATACGTCCGGCGCAAACTACTCGCGACGGACGATCGCGAACTGGTCGAAAACTCGTGGCGCGATGACTTCTGGGGCTGGGGGCCGAACCGCGACGGCAAAAACATGCTCGGCAAACTCTGGATGGAACTTCGGGCCGAGCTTCGCTCATCCCCGGTTGTGGTGGGGGCCTAGATGGCGAAGCTGACACCCTCAATGATCGCGGTTCTCGAAAACTTGAGTGCTGGCCGCGATGCACACGACGGCTTTCCTGGCGGCAGGTCCGCGTCGGGCGGTTTCTCGGGCACCATATGGGGGCTACGCCGCCGTGGGTACATCGATCTCCGCCACAACATCACCGACGCAGGCCGTGCCGCTCTCGCCGCCTGGCGCGCAAGGGGGTGACCGTGGCTGACGTCGACATCACCCCGAAGATCCGCTGCGACAATTGCGGTCATACCGAAGATAAGATCGTCTTTGGCTCAGGTGGCTCGCGCACAATCGCGAGGCCCAAGAGCTTCGGCTCCGCCAGGATGGAAGGCGGTCGGTCGACCGACAGTTATGGCGGCCAGGAACGTCTCGATTTCGCTGATCTCTGCCAGAAATGCGCGAACGCAGCGCTAGATGCCGCTGCGGCGGCCCTGTCGGCGCGCCGAGGTGACAACCATGGCTGACCATTCCCTGATCGAATGGACCGACGCCACCTGGAACCCGATCACCGGCTGTTCCGTCGTCTCGCCGGGCTGCACGAACTGTTACGCCATGAAGCTCGCCGGCACGCGGCTGAAGCATCTGCCGAGCCGCGTCGGCCTGACACTCGACAGCAAGGCCGGTCCGGTCTGGAACGGCCACGTGCGCTTCAACGAGCAATGGCTAGATCAGCCATTGCGCTGGAAAGCGCCGCGCAGGATCTTCGTCTGCGCCCATGGCGATCTCTTCGCCGAGAACGTGCCCGACGAATGGATCGACTGCGTCTTCGCCGTCATGGCGCTGGCACCGCAACACACCTTCCAGGTCCTGACAAAGCGCAGCACGCGGATGCGTAGCTATGTGACGGCATTGGATCGAGAGACCATCAGAGACACGATCCGTCGCATGGCGAAGGCGATTCCATCGCCGATGCCAAAGTTCGAGAGCATGCTCGTCCCGCCGCCTAATGTCTGGCTGGGCGTCTCGACCGAAGACCAGGCACGCGCCGACGAACGCATTCCGGACCTTCTGGCGACGCCAGCTGCGGTGCGTTTCGTCTCGGCCGAGCCGCTGCTGGGGCCGATCGACACTCTGTTGACCACCGAGCGCGGCGATCTTGATGCTCTTCGGGGATTGGGTGTCCATGCCGACGAAGAAGGTCGTGACGACTGGTATCGAACGGCAATGCTCGACTGGGTGATTGTGGGCGGCGAGAGCGGCCGAGGCGCGCGCCCGATGCATCCCGAATGGGTTCGCTCGCTGCGCGACCAGTGCGCCGCCGCCGACACGGCCTTCTTCTTCAAACAGTGGGGCCAATGGGTCACCGAGGACCAGTCACCTGAGACCATCATATTGCCCGGTGAATCGCGAGGCGCCTGGGCGGAGCGCGATGCCGACGGCTGCTGGGGAGGGGATCAGACCCAGGTCTACAATGTCGGGAAGAAGGCCGCTGGCCGGTTGCTCGATGGTGTCGAGCATAACGCCATGCCGGAGGCCGCGTGATGAAACGCGATCTCCCCATCCTCTTCTCGCCTTCGATGGTCCGCGCGCTGCTCAACGACCTGAAAACGATGACCCGGCGTGTCGGAGATCAGACCGCGTTCAGGAACGGCCCAGATGGTGTCGAGGTCTGGACCGGGTTCATGGGCTGGCAGACCTTTGAATGGGCGAAGGAGAACCGCGGTGCCTGCGGGAAGGGGACGATGCCCTCCCATGTCGGCATCGATCGGTTGTGGGTCCGCGAGGCCTGGCGCACCGAAAGCCGAGCTTATGACGATCTGGCACCATCCGAGATGGGAGGCGAGGAGACTGTTCTCTTCGAGGCGGACGCTGCGTGGAAGCACAACAAGACTGTGGGACGGCCGCGCCGAGGCATGCATATGCCGCGCTGGGCGTCGAGGATCACCCTGACTGACATCGATGTGCGGGTGGAACGCCTGCAGGAGATCAGCGAGGCCGACGCGATAGCGGAGGGCTGCGTCGCGGATGACGCAAACCTCAACCCGAACCGCATCGGCCCGGCGCGGAGTATTTTCGAGGGGCTTTGGGACAGCCTCAACGCCGAACGCGGCTACGGCTGGGCCACCAATCCATGGGTGACCGTCACCACGTTCGCCGTCGATCTCCGCAACATCGATCAGATAGGGGCGGGATGATGTCGGATCGCATCCCCTGCATCAATCCGCGCTGCCGGCGGACCGCCGCCGATGACGGAGAGTCGGGTGAGATCATCTGTGGGAAATGCTTCCGGACCTTGCCGGCGGCCACCCGCCAGGAACACCGTCGACTCTGGCGGGAGCTCAGAAAATGGGAGCGCCGCATCACCCGGAGCGGGGACGATCTCAAGGCGAACAGGATGCGCCGTGTCCGTGATCGACTATCGGATCAGCTCAATATGCATTGGGACACCTGCATCAAGACGCAGTTCCTAGCGCCTGAAAAGCCTGCAGGGCTCGACGCCTTCCTTGAGGAGGTCGGGCTTTGACAGATATTAGTTGGCAGTGTTTTAACCACGGCAAAACTTACCGCAGCCCTGCCCAAACCATCAGCCCCTCTGATCAAATAGCATCAGGGAGCATAGGGGGGTACAGCCTTGTCAGATTACTCGTATTTCATCATCGAGTTCGACGGCAGAACGGAAGAACTCGACCTCATCAATCCCCGGATCTACTTCGAGGACGGGCACTGTCGCTTCAAATACGACGGTCCGAACCCCGGCTATTGGGAAGCGCATATTCGTGCCCGCCATGGTCTCCGACCTGGATTCGAAGTGAAGTGGGAGCTCGATCGGAAGCCACGGACGCCTGCGGAGGCCGGCCATGACGCCGGTCGTCGTCCATCGATATTCATGGCTCATCACTGAGGCCATCGAGGCACTGCTTGGAGAAGTCGCCGGCGATGCCGAGGGCTGGCGGATGCGGGTCGAAGGCGACGAGCTCGTCGTCGACATCGTGGCGCCTGTCCGCCCCCAGGCACCAGCGGAAGGGCGTCCGGCTGCCTCAGCTCAGGCCGCAAAAATTAACATGGCCCCGGCGGAGCCAGAATCGAACTCGGTAAACTCGCTTCCCGAAAAGCCGGTCCAAGGTCAACCAGAGCTCAAAGGGGGAGCCCTGGCCCGTTCCGCCGCCATTATGGGCGGCGAAAAAGGCTTCTGGATCTTCGCCGAAAAGAAGCATGGAGTCTTCCTGGCGTCGGCCGACGATGCCCGCGCCTGGTTCTGCAAGACCTGCGGTATCAACAGCCGTGCCGAGCTCGATCACGACCCCCGCGCAGCCGAGATCTTCAAGCCGATCGAGAAGGCCTACCGCCTTTGGCTGGAAGGCTACGATTGATGATGAAGCGAAAGCGCTTGGTCATCGCGCCACCACCTGGTCTCGAACCCGAGATCGCTAAGATCGTCGAGGCCCTTGCGCGCAAGGCAGCGCATGAGGATTACTATGGGAGCTCGAGCCGAAGCCCCACAACGGACGAACCCAATGTCAAAACGCGCCGCGCTGTACGCACGGTATTCAAGCGATCTGCAGACTGATCGGTCCATCGAGGATCAGCTCAATCTGTGCAGGTCCTTTGCGGAGAAGCAGGGCCACCAAATCGTGGCCGAATTCCATGACCACGCCAAATCCGGGGCGTCGATCATGGGGCGCGATGCTCTTCTCGGCATGATGGATGCGGCACGTGACGGCGCCTTCGATGTCCTCATCGTCGAGGCCCTGGACCGGATCTCGCGCGATCAGGAAGACCTCGCCGGCATCTTCAAGCGTCTGACCCACGAAGGCGTCGAGATATGCGCCGTCCACGACGGCCGCGCCGATATCATCCAGATCGGTATCCGGGGGCTAGTCGGCGCTCTTTTCCTCCAGGATCTTGCCCACAAGGTGCGGCGCGGTCTCGCCGGCGTCGTCCGCGATGGCCGCAGCGCCGGCGGCAAAGCCTATGGCTACAAGCCTGTCCTGGGAATGCCAGGCGAGCTCGAGATAGTCGAAGCCGAAGCCGAGGTAGTCCGTCGCATCTTCGAAGAATATGCGGCAGGCGCGCCGCCGCGAGATATCGCGGGGCGGCTCAACCGTGACGGAATCGAGGCACCACGCGGCACCGAATGGCAGGCCTCCACGATCAACGGCAACATGAAGCGGTTCAACGGCATCCTGCAAAACCCGATCTACGACGGCCGAATCGTTTGGAACCGCGTTTCCATGGTGAAGGATCCCGATACAGGCCGGCGGATATCGCGTCCGAACCCGGAGTCGGCCTGGCAGGAGGTCCCGGCGCCACATCTCAGGATCGTGCCGGCGGAGCTGTTCCAGGCCGTTGCTGATGCCAAAAGCCGCTACCGCCCATTTTCGAAGACGATGAAACGCAACCCGAAGAGACTCCTTTCCGGCTTGCTGCGGTGCGGGGCCTGCGGCGGCGGGATGTCGATCCACGGCAAGATGGGGAACGTAACCCGGATCAAGTGTACCAAGGCAACGGAAGCGAGGACGTGCGAGAACAAACGCCCCTATGTCATCGAAGACATCGAGGCCGGCGTGGTCTCGGGGCTCAAGCAGCACTTCGGCGACCCACGGTCGATCGAGTATTTTGTTACGGTCTACAACGCCGAACAGCAGCGGCTGTCGGCCGGTGACGGCGCCGAACGGGAAAAGGCGGCGCAACGTCTCGCCGCCGTCAACAAATCGTTCCAGCGCGCCGCTGATCTCGCCATTGACGGCGTGCTCAGTTCCGAGGAGGCCAAGGTTCGGCTCGACGAACTACGCGCCGAAAGGGCCGTGATCGAGACCAAGCTTGCAACGATGCCGGAGCCACCCAACGTCGTTCAGTTGAGGCCGGCTGTGGTCAACCGTTACCTCGGGATGGTGAAGGCGCTTGCTATGGATCTGCAGGATTCGGGCGAACTCTCCGACGATGTCAAAGCCACAGTCCGAGAGCTGATCTCGAAAGTCACGGTCTACCCGACGTCGAGCGGACAACCGCCCATGATCGAGGTCGAAGGGTTTCTTTCGAAGGTGCTTGATGACGCCCCGGAGCAAAAGCTCAAAATTCGGGGGGGAGTGATGGTAGCGGGAAGTGGATTCGAACCACCGACCCCAGGATTATGATTCCCGTGCTCTAACCAACTGAGCTATCCCGCCAGGGTTGGAGAAGGCCCGAAATCACTGTCTCTGTGAGAGGCAGGCGTCGATGCGTTCGCCAAGGTTGGGCGGATATAATGTCTCGATGGCGAGCCTGTCAAGCAGTGAGATCGGGCGTTTCAGGATAAATGTCTGACGCATCGGCTGACCCTTGGGCAGCTCGCGGAAAGCGCCATTCCACCGCCTTCGCGGACGCGCCGGGCGCTTATGGCGCAACGCGCGGGGTTGAGTTGGCGAGGTGCCGGGACT